ACCTAGTATCATGGGTGGATTTGTAGCCAATGCCCAATCAGCAATTGTACCATTAGCCTTATATGCTGTTTATCATACTATGATTCCAAAGACAGGTACTGCCAAGCTCGGCGGTCTCTTAAAGAACATAACGCGTAAAAACCGTCGTAACATGCGTAAGTAAAACTCTAGCCGGTCTTAGTTCCGGACTTAGATAATTGATTTTCAAGTGCGTTTAATTGTGCTAGCAGCCCATCTAAACGCATACACACAACTTTTATTCATACGATGGACAGCAAGTTAGATTATGTCTTTTATGCCCGAACGGTCAAAGCCTCGCCTGTCCGTACATTAGTTGATGCCGTAAAGGATATATTAACTGAAGTAAATCTTGAAGTTGATGCAAATGGTATCAAGATTATGGCTATGGATGGTACACATACAATTTTAGTTCATATGCGACTATACGCCGATCGTTTTGATGAATTTCACTGTACACAAAAGTGTATTTTGGGTGTAGACTTCGTCAATCTTAACAAGATGGTAAAGCAAATCAAGAATGATGACTCATTGTTATTGTTTATGGAGAAATCCAATACATCACGTTTGGGTATTCGTATCATGAATGGTGAAAAGCAAATGGTTACAACTAAATACTTGAATCTTATGGAACTTGATATTAAACCTATTGAAATTCCACCTGTACACTTTCCTTCAGTTATTACAATGCCATCGCTAGATTTCCAAAACATTGTCAAGGATTTGATTCAACTTGGCGATAAGGTTGAAATTAAGTCTGCTGAAAGCGAACTATCGTTTCGTTTGGAAGGGGGCGAATTTGGTTCTCAGGAAACCATTTGCCTTATGCCCAAACCCCAAAAGGAAATCGTACAAGGCTATTTCCTTCTTAAACCACTAGCCTTATTTACAAAGTGTACAGGTATGAGTACAGATATTATGATTTACCTCAAGAACAACTATCCAATTATTATTGAATATTCTGTAGCAGGTCTTGGTGAAATTAAACTTGCCTTAGCCCCCAGTACACGTTCTGAAGTCTCTGGCTCTGCAGCAGGTATTTCTCACGCGTAATCACATTTACAAAAATTGAAGCACATAGTGTAACAAAAGTGATTATTGCTCCTAGCGTTTAATCTTATTTACAAATTCCTTTTCCAACCTTATAAAATGTCAGCCTCCGTTTCATCTTCCGCTGGTGCTTTTCCGTCTGGGTCGTGGACACTGTATTTCCATGACCCAGCCGATACCACGTGGACTCCCGAATCTTACAAGAAGATTGGGTCGTTCAGTGATTTCAATAGCTTTTGGGGAACACTTAAGACCATTGATTCTGAACGTTTCCTTGCAGGTATGTTCTTCTTTATGAAAGATCCTTTCCTGCCGCTATGGGAGCACCGCTCGAACATCCATGGCGGTTCATACTGTATTAAAGTTCCCGAGGCCACAGCCTTTGATACATTTCAACAGTATGCCGCCGCTGCTATTCTTAATCTTGTAAGCAAGGAAGAAAAGAATAATATTGTGGGTGTAACGATTAGCCCCAAGAAGGGTTTCCATATTATGAAAGTATGGAACCTAACTTGTAAATTATATAATCTTCCTACTGATATTAATATTTATGGTGCTGGGTTGAAGGCTGCTGATGTACTTTACCGTCCTCATGTAGACCAAAAGATGTAATATGCTTATTATAAAAAATATACGAAAACAAAAACAAAAAATTTTTTCGTATTTTATTTGTTCATAATAGGGAATTATGGAGCCTGAAGAATTATTTGCTGATGAAGCACAACTAGCACGTGCTACAAAGGCAGTTATTAAATCTGTTTTTCTACAGGGAAATAAAACTATTTTATTACCAGTGAGTCTACGTTCAAAATCTGAGGCAGATCCATATTGGACAACACCAGATGGACAAAAAGAACTAGAACAATTTGTTATAGAACCCAGCAAATTATTAGATGATTTAACACCCTTAGTCACAAGTTGTCTTGGTCAAGAAACTGTTGCCTGTCTTAAAAGTAATTACTCTCAGGTACGTGACTTCTTTGAACGCTCCTCCCCAATAACACAGTGTGATAATGTTATTGGAAAGGCAGCAGGTCAAAATTGTTGGATATGTGGTGGCCTTGTTCAAATAGGAGTCGATAATGGATTACAACCTGAATGCGAACATGTATTTCCTATAGCACAAGCACTTGTTTTTACTGGATTGTATGAAAGTAATTTTTTTGATAGTCTAAGTGATAGTGTCTCACATCCTTATAAAAAGGGTTTACAAATGGAGTATCGTTGGGCTCACAGAATTTGTAATCAAGTTAAAAATGATAGTCATTTTATAGCACTTAATGATGGTATATTTTCAATTGATAACTCTAAAATAAATACATTTCTAAGTAAAATTACAAATACAACAAAATTTGGAGGAGGTAAGAATTTATGTCGTTATTTAGGAAATGGAAATGTGAAAGTAGGAATTGATAAATTATATGCACGTATAAATGATATTAAAAATACATGCCAGCCCATTATTAATGTTATAACACATTTAGGTATAAGTCCACGCCAACATGCTATATCAACCGTAATGTATTTAAAAGAATATTTAGCAACTGAGCCTAATTGTTCAAAAGAAGAGGTTATTGCTTCTATTATTCCTATGATATCAGTCGGTAAACTAAGTGTAGTCACCATAAAAGAAGCAAATGCTATTGTAGAATATGGTATAAGATTATATAATATACCTCTAAGCAATCTTATCGTTGGTAAATATTTACAACTTTTGATGAATACACTCAGACAAAAAGGTATAATTGCAACTGAACGAGCTCTTTTAAAAGAACAAGTAGGACTCGTTGAACAACAAAATAATATCGATATTAAACATGATATGGAAACTATAATTCCTGCTATAAGAAAAAAACTAGTGGCCTATATATCTAGTTATAATTCTGGAAGCAATGTATGGTCAAGATTCCAAGTCCTTTCATCTCAGGTTATTTTTGCTTACATTATTGTTCAAACACTTACAATGTTTCGTGAACGCTTTCATAAAATTTTTATGACAAGATTTACACCTGAACAGGTTACACTTTTATTAGAACCAACTAATGATCCTATATTTATCGAATTTGTAGAAAAATTATTTATAGAAAAAATGGCAAAAATTCTACCTATTTTATTAAAAAAACCTATAGATGAAGGTGTAGATGGATACACAATACAAAAAATGGCAAGTGAATCGCTTACAATTTTAAATGCTATTTTAAATCAACCTATAGATAATTTTCAATTTCCTACTTGGTTTCAAACAGGTGGAGGAAATAAACGAGCACTTGTTAAGTTTATGTCTAAAAATTCTCCTAAAAATATTACAAAAAAATTACGTAAACACCATTGAATATATATAAATATATAAGTTTTCTATATGTGTATAGATAACTTATATATACTATTCTATATATTTATAGTGTGTTTGAAAATTCTTCGCCATCACTTGTTGTTGACTTGATTGTAGCACCACCATTAAAGATTGGTACATAACGACAATGCACATAGGACCATAATACTGCTAGTTGCTGTACATCAAGGTCAGGAACCGGATTTGCACGCACCTCACCAAGCCAGTCTGACATATCAATTGTACCTATATCAGCATGAATCACCTGAAGAGCTACATAGGGCAGACGTTTGAAACGTCCATCTGGATTTGTATTAGAAGCCAATGTAATACGTTGGGTAGTTGGATCATAGATATAGGCACGCTGAAAGACAGAATCAGGCAATACAACTGTTGTTGGAAGCACTTGATTGTCCGCAAGCAAATAATATGATTGTGGTTCAGGTCCTAATTTCTTACGAGCATAGGATGTTGCTATTGTTAAATATTCTTTTACGAGTACTGAAATTTGCTCGTAATAGGCTAATGCTTGTAACATCATGGTTTACATTTGGATAGTTTTTGGATGTTTAAGTCAACGACGGCAGCAACTAGATTCATCATCGTCTGAACAGGATTCGTTTCCACATTCATCAACATATATATCTTTGATAGCTTTTCCACTACGAGCACGGTCATAAACTAATACAGCCAGGAAAAAAATAAAAAAAATCATGGGTATAATATATAAGGCATAAGCAACAATTTCTAATTTTGCGGCACATAACAAATATAAAAGAAGTGTGCCGACAATTGTAATTGCTAAATGACTTAATAAACGCTTGAATTTACCCATATACATATCAAATAAGACGACAGCTGCCATAAGAATTGGAAAAAACGCAGCCGGAGGACATAAAGCTGCCCATTTACGATTAAATGTATTAGCGTTCATATCTAGAACGGTATAAGTTTTTTGTTTACATATAAGCCAAGAAGAGCACCGGCACTACCATCTTCCTCAATATCATAAAGATTATTTGTTTCTTTACCAAGAAGATAGTCTCGTTTATTTTTACCACGACCAATGGTAATTTTTGTTGTTTCTTCTTCTTCTGGCATTTCAGATTCTTGGGTGGTAATTGAAGGTGTATCTGATACATTGTCTATTGCTTCCTCATGAGTTTCCTCTTCAATATCTTCATCGATATTTATAGGATGAATTGTATTTTGTGGCTCTACGACCTGCACAATCTTTGCCTCAGATGGCATTTTCTCCACTACGACAGTTTGATGTTGTTCTTCTTCTGGATAAATAACTAGCCGCGGAGACATACCACGTGGACTTGTTGGTTGAGGTTCAAAGAAATCTGGTGTAGTTTCTGGTTTTGCTAAAAGTGCTTGTGTAAGTGTGTCGCCTACCTGAGCAGACATTGTAGCAACTGAGGCTTTTGCTGCATCCTTAGCTTCTAACATATTGAGTGTCTGGTTCAAATAACTATCAAATTGATCTGGAACTTTTTCAAATTCATTTCGAAATGAAAGCATCATAAGTCTAACTACAGTACTTACTGAATCTTTGAACGCATGGAGTGATTCACTCTGTGAGTTCATAGTATGTGTGATTTAATGTGTGTGGCATTAAGATTGTTTTGGTCAATTTTTGTATGATTATGCGGTAGATACCTGTTGAATTTGCATGGCCCATTCTACAGTTGATTCTCGTGATTGACGTGGTTGTGTACGACGTAATCGTAGACCCTGAGCACCTGGAGCATTAAACTTATGTTGAATATCATTACGAATAAAAACATTCTTGAGATTCTGGTCATAAAAGTCGATTGGTTTTGTATCCATAGTCTGAATAATACTAACAATTGGTGGTGTTAAAACATCAATGCGTAATCGTTTTTCATGTAATACAGCACGATATTCTGAAATATCCATACTACCACCAAACATACGTAGTACTTCACGTGGTGGAGCAGGACGAACACCACGAGGACTGCCTGCTGGAATTTCAGCATCATCAGCATAAAGACTATTGAGTAAAGCATAACGCTCCCATTGAGCGTGGTTATCAATACGTTCCTTAAACAGATAAGCAGTACAGCATTCAGGACTACAAAAATTACCATACATATACCATGTCTCGTCTAAGATATGACTTGGAATAGCAAAGGGTGGTGATTGAAAACTATGGCAACACCAAAAACATGCTATATCGGTTTTGTCTGGTAAACGCTGGTAACGATTTGAATCCTGAAATAATACCATGAGTTTCTCGGAATAATGACTGGGTAACTTACATTTAGTTTCTGGTTGCTGCTGTAGCCGATGTTGAGTCTGGTCTGCCTGTCGTGTACTGTCACCTGTTACACCTGTACCTTCTTGTACACCATCAAGGTATGACATTTCCTGTGTACCTTTATCATATGGTAATGGAACATCTGGAACCGTAGGGTCATACTTAAGAAGATTAGATGCGTCAAAGTTTAATGATGCGGTTGTTACCGGAATATGAGCAATCAATGGACGTTGTTCAGATAAGAAACTGCCAGTAATTCCTGATGGAGTTACTATAGCTACAACTGGTGGTGTCTTCTTAGCTCGTGTCTTCTTTTCTTTTACAGGAGTAGCTACTGTTTCAATCACATTTGCGACCGGTTCAGTAGGTGTTGGTTCTGCTGCTGGTACGGGTGCTGGTGCGGCTGCTGCTTTTTTACCACGACGACTAGAACTCATTTTAGTTTGGTGAAGCGTTGATGGGTTTAGATACTAGCATTCTTTTAGGGGTTTTAAAAATCACTAACTTTATTAAGGATGGGTTCAACTCGTAAAAAGACTCGTATTTCAAGACTTGCTCAATGTATTCGTAAAACATCGGCAACAGTGAAATTAAGTCGTAAACATATGCCTAATGCTATTACATTTACTAAAGAAGATATACGCCCCGAACATGCGGCAAAGTTTTCTGCATTAATTGAACAAATCAAGATCTTGGATGCTAAAGATATTAAAGAACATGGAACAATGTTTAAACATTTTGTCTTTTCAGATATTCGTGAATCAGCATATGGTATTAAAGCTTTAACTGCCTATATGATTGCCGCTGGCTTTGAGTTTTCTATGAAGAAACAGCCTAAGACAATGATGCGTAAAGGACAACTTGTTGAAACAAAAAATGGTGAAACCGTATATGTTCAAGGTACAGCGGTTGAAGGTGGTTCTATGCGTTTTGCATGTCTACAATCATTACCCTTTTGGAAAAATGCATTAAGCACCACTACAAAAAAAGCAATTCTAGGTGCATTTAATGCTCGTCCTGATAACGTACATGGCGAACACTTACGTATTATATTATTAGACTCCAAATACAAAGAAGGTATTGACTTGTTTGATGTAAAATATGTCCATTTATTGGAACCACCAATTGCGACAAGTGATTTAAAACAAGCTGTTGGTCGTGCAACACGTTTTTGTGGACAACGCGGATTACCTTTTATTCCTCGTCGCGGTTGGCCACTAGAGGTTTTTACTTACAGAACTGAACTTCCTAATCGAATGCCATTTGTATACGGACATGGACAAAAGGTTGATGCCCATGACCTTTTAATGAAGGAATCTGGACTTGATTTAGCTCTTCTTGAACTCACAAAAGAACTAACTGTCTTAGCCATTACAACAGCGGTTGATTATGATTTGAATTATAAGATTAATAATTTTGATATTGAATCAGAACTTTTAGAATCACCAAGTCTAGACCGTGTTGAAATTGTTGAAGTCGATGAGTCTTTACCTTTTAAAGGAGGTGAACGTGTAGTAGAAATTCATAGCGTAAATGATATTACACCACAACTATTGACAAAATGTTTAAAACGTAAGACAAAATTATATCCTTATTCACGTCCTATGATGGCCTATATTGCTAAACAATTAAAGATGAAGGCTCCAAAAGACGCAAAACGTGAATGGTATTGTAATCAACTCAAAAGTCATCCTGACTATTTGAAAGCATTATTAGACGCTCCAAAAGCAGTACCTCGTAAACGCACTATGATTGGTTCATTAGATGTAGAAGACGCATTATCGGTTCGTAATCTCCGTAAATCACCGATTGCGTCTATGAATATCGAAGAAAGTTTAGCACAGGTTCGTCAGTTATTTGCTACCCCTAAACCTCTTTCCGTTGTTACTCAAAAGAGCATTATGAAAAGTACACAACGTCTTGCTGATTTGTATGATTTACCATTTGATAAATTTCAAGCAGGTATACGAGCCATGTATGATACTTACAAATGGGCATCACCTGTTGTTAAAAGTGGATGTGAATCCAAAACTATAAATCCACCTGGAACCGCTGTATCTTTCACAAAAACTCAAGATTTTGTACGACACTATCTTACACCTGAATCACCGTTTAAAGGATTATTAGCTTGGCATTCTGTTGGTACAGGTAAAACTTGTATGGCTGTTGCGGCGGCAACATCATATTTCGAACAGGCTGGATATACTATTTTATGGGTTACTCGCAATGCTTTAATGGCAGATGTATATAAGAATATTTTTGGTTCTGTATGTTCTATTCCTATTATAAATGAACTATCAAAAGGATATAAATTACCTGTTGAATTTGAAGCACAGAAAAAACTACTAAGCCGTATGTGGCTTAAGCCAATTTCATATAAAATGTTTCAAAATGCTCTTGAAAAGAAAAATGATTTAGGACGTACGCTATGGGCAAATAGTCCTTCCGATCCTATCAAAAAGACATTTTTGATTATGGATGAAATTCATAAACTTCGTGATGGAGACTTAGGTCCAGCCGAAGCAGCTGATTTTAATGCTATACAACAGTTTATTCACATGTCGTATAAAGTAAGTGGTGATGAATCTGTTCGACCACTACTTATGACTGCAACACCCATTACAGATACACCCGTTGAACTCTTTGATATTTTAAATACTCTTATTGCCAAACCTAATCGCCGTCTAATGCCATTTGATGAATTCCGCACAAGTTACGCTGATGAATCTGGACAATTAACTCCGGCGGGACGTGATTATTTTCAGGATCGTGTTAAAGGATTAATATCTTATTTAAATCGTGAATATGACCCAACTACTTTTGCTCAACCCAAATTTCATATTGTTCGTGTAGGATTACGTGATATACCTGTACCAACAATTGGAGATTTAGTTGACGAGTATAGACCAGCCATAAATATAGTCAAGGGGTGTGATTCTATTCAACAAGAATGGGATGATGCCATTATGAAGTTAGACTCTAATAAGAATAGTACTGCTAAAGAACTAATGGCAAAACGTAAGATGCTTGATAAAACTTACAAGGCTCAATTACGTTCATGTATGACGTTGACACGCAAGGCCGGTATGGAGATGAAGAAAAAGGCCAAACGCTGGTATACCCAAATGCGTCGTACATTCAAGATGGAACGCCAAACTACACAATTAGGTGCTCTTGAGCAATGTTATGGAAAAGCCGGTGTAGCCTATCCAGACTTTGATGACTTTTATGCCGAATTAGAACGACACAAACATGGAGACCGCAATTTTAATAGTGTAGGTGCGGTAAAAACACCTATTATCTGATTTGGTGTCGGGTCTAAAGTAAATCACTCTTCTGAACCGTAAGGATGGCCTCGGTTTGGACCGAAAAATATCGCCCAAAGACTTTGGCTGATATTAAAGGACATAGACGAATAAAACAGTTATTTGAGCGTGCTGTTGTAAATGGTTGTGTATCATTTCCACCTGTTATTTTATATGGTCCACCTGGAACTGGTAAAACATCCATTGCCTTAGCGTTGGCTCAGGAAGCTTATCCTGATATATCTCCCACTATCAGTACATTATACTTGAACGCATCCGATGAACGTAGTATTGAAGTGATTCGTGAACGTATATTACAGTTTACCCAGACATTATGGCCAGGAGTACTACGTAAATTTGTCATCTTTGATGAAGTGGAAACAATGACTGAACCTGCTCAAGCCTCACTGCGAGCACTTTTAGATGATGTAGACCGCGAAGGACATAATACATCTCCATTATTTGTTTTTTTATGTAATTCATTATATCGTGTACATCCAGCTATACGTTCTCGATGTGTTGCATTATTTTGTGGTCATGTGCCTATTGTACATGTTCGTGATACATTGACCTCGATACAATTAGCAGAAGGAGTAGAATCCGAAGATGTCAAAGTACCATCCGAATTAACATTTAAAATACAACGCGGTGATTTACGCTCCTTTGTCGCTGCTGTTCAGTTTGGACGTGATTTAAATCCTTGGGATAACTGGTTTCGACGACTTGAAGCAACAGGTATGAAAGGTGGTGAGTCATCTGTATTTGTATGGGAAGATGGACTACGACGATTACCATTTTGTATCTTAATTCGTCATGTATTTTTATGGATGAATGAAAAAAAGTTAATGGATGGACCGGCGGCAGCTGCGTTTGTCGAGCGATGCTTAGAAGTTCAAGATGCTCCTGTTGCCACTGTTTTAGCGGTTATTCCGAATGTATGGGAGAAACTCTTTTCTAAAAATTAAGGTGGCCTACAAAATTGAACCCAGGGTGGGGTCTTGCCTCTGTGACCAGATACAATATGGCCACAGCAGCACAATACAAAAAACATACTCATCGTGAGCATATTCTTGAACTTCCTGATACTTATATTGGTTCCGTAGATACCAGTGTAGAGCATCGATGGATTTGGGATACAGAATCTAGCCAAATGGTTTGGCGTTCTGTTCGCTTCTGTCCTGGTTTCCTTAAGATCTTTGATGAAATTCTTGTGAATGCCTTGGATCACCGTGTACGTCAAGCAGGGCGTATTGCGGCCGGCGTGGCTGATGCCGTAGGAGTTAAGCATATTGATGTGACACTCACAGATACCAAGATTACACTTCGAAATGACGGTGATGGTATTCCTGTTGAATCGCATCCTGAAACTGGACTATGGGCTCCTGAGCTTATCTTTGGTAATCTTTTGACCTCGTCCAACTACGATAAGGAAGAAGAGAAGACCGTTGGTGGTAAGAACGGTTATGGTGCCAAGCTCACAAATATCTTTAGTAAAGACTTTACTATTGAAACAGTGGATCACCGCCACAAGAAGAAGTATGTACAAACCTGGGCGTCGAACATGTCAGTGATTGGTAAGCCTAAGATTTCTGCGTCGACCACAAAGCCTTATACTGAAATTTCATTTACACCAGATTTGGGACGATTTATGTGGGGGTTGGATACGGTACCCACTGTTATTCCTGCTGATATGCTAGCACTTTTGGCCACACGTGTTGTTGATGCTGCTGCCTGTGCGGGTAAGGAATGCCGTGTAACGCTCAATGGAACCGTAGTGGCTACAAATACTTTTATGAAGTATATTGGATTATACTTGTCTGAAAAAGCCGATTCTGAGACTGGGTCTGTTGATGGTGCAGCTCCTGTAGGTGTGCCGGCAAATAGTAAGCGAATTGCCTATGAATCGGCTGGAGTTCGCTGGGAAATTGGTGCGATTTTGACGCGTGACCTACATGGTGATACACCACCTGATGAGCGTCATATGTCCTTTGTCAATGGTATTGCCACTCGCCGTGGAGGTAAGCATGTTGAATATGTAACAAAGCAGGTGCTTACGGCATTTTGTGAAGTTGCCAAGAAAAAGGCTCGTATTGATGTAACTCCAGCATTGCTCAAGGATTCTGTAGTCTGGTTCATTAACTCTACAATTGTGAATCCCTCCTTTGATACACAAACAAAAGAAACCCTTACAACTCCGTCATCCAAGTTTGGCTCATTGCCTGAAATTTCACCTAAGTTTTGCGACCAATTAGTTAAGATTGGATTGCTCACTGAAGCTCAGAGTTTACTAGAAGCCAAGACAGCACGTGATGCCAAACGTACAGATGGTCGTAAAAAGACAATTGTACGTGGTATTCCTAAACTGGATGACGCAACCTGGGCTGGTACGGCTCGTTCTGGTGAATGTACATTAATCCTTACGGAGGGAGATTCAGCTAAGACAACGGCAATTTCTGGATTGAAGGTTGTTGGTCGCGAGGCCTATGGTGTATTTCCACTCAAGGGTAAGATTCTTAACGTCAAAGATATTTCAGCTGAGAAAAAGACGAAAAACCAGGAACTAACCTATATTAAGCAAATTTTGGGTCTAGAAGCAGGCAAGGTTTATACGGATGTCAAACAACTTCGTTATGGCCGTGTCATGATTATGACTGATCAAGATGTAGATGGTTCACATATTAAAGGTCTACTCATGAACTTATTTCACACTGAATGGCCATCATTGCTACGTTTAGGATTTCTATGTTGTCTTATGACACCACTTCTAAAAGCTACAAAGGGCTCACAAACACTCTGCTTTTATTCTGAATCAGAATATGAAGCCTGGAAAACTGGACTTGGCGAAGCTGGATTACGTGGTTGGAACACGAAATATTATAAGGGTTTGGGTACATCTACAGCAGCTGAAGCCCGCGACTACTTTAGTACTATGAATACAGTTGAATACATTTGGGACGGTTCGTCTGATGCCTCTATTGACTTAGCCTTCAATAAGAAACGTGCTGATGACCGTAAAACATGGTTAAGTTCATTTGACCGCAAGCGTCATCTTGAAGTTACGGCTGGCAATAGCAAAATTGGTTTTACTCGCTTTGTCAATGACGAACTCATTCACTTTAGCAATGAAGATAATATTCGTTCACTACCTCATGTTATGGATGGTCTCAAGCCATCTCAACGTAAAATTTTCTGGGCTGCTCTCAAACGTAATCTTGTATCAGAGATTCGTGTAGCCCAACTTGCTGGTTATGTTTCTGAAAAGGCAGCATATCATCATGGTGAAGCATCCCTCATTGGTGCGATTGTGGGTATGGCCCAAAACTTTGTTGGCTCCAACAATATTAATGTATTGGCTCCTAATGGACAATTTGGTACTCGTCTTATGGGTGGTCAAGATGCCGCTTCTGCCCGTTATATTCATACTGAACTCATGCCTATAGTACGAGCTCTTGTGAAAAAGGAAGATGATGCGATTTTGGCCTATACTACAGATGATGGAGTGCCATATGAGCCAGAGACATACTTGCCTGTAGTACCACTACTCCTTGTCAATGGTGCGTTGGGTATTGGTACTGGATTTAGTACAAACGTACTTCCCTATAATCCTACTGACTTGGTTGGTGCATTAAAGTGGCGTCTCAGCGGTGGATGTGCCGACCTTTCATCAGTCTCATTTACACCCTGGTGGTTTGGCTTTCGTGGAAAAGTTGTAGCCGGTGCTGATGCAAAGACCTGGATTACAAAGGGTCTATATGAATTTGTAGATGATGATACTGCAACTATTCGTATTAAAGAATTGCCTATTGGTTCATGGACACAAGATTACAAGGATTTCCTTGAGTCTATCCTCACGGAACAGGAAGAAGCTATGAACGCATGGAAGTCTGCTACAAAAAAGGCAGCCGGTGCCGAAAAGCCTCCTATGTATCTACGTGGTTATGAAGCCGCATACAATGATGTTGATGTAGACTTTGTATTACAAATGGAACCTGACTATTACCATGAAGCACGTGCGTATCCTGCGGACTTTGAATCACGATTCAAGATGACTACGCAGTTTAAGACAACAAATATGGTTGCCTTTGATGTTGATAACAAGATTCGTCGATTTGACTCTGTTGGTAAAATTCTTGAAACCTTCTATATACAGCGTCTAGCAGCATATGGCAAACGTAAGACACATGAAATTGGACGTATGGATACAGAAATTACAGAACTTGAAGCACGATTATGTTTCGTGAAAGCGGTAGTTGAAAAGCGACTTGTAATTGCGAATGCCGACGATGATGTACTATTGGCTGGACTACGTAGTTTAGGACTACCTCCCATTTCAGATGCTGGAGTAGATGCCGGTCTCAAAGGTTATGAATATCTATTGCGTATGCGAGTAGATAGACTCAAAGCTGCCGCAGTTGCTGAACTTGAGAAGGACGTTGCCGATGCGAAAGATAAACGTACACATCTAGCAGCTACATCTCCTGAAACATTATGGCTTACAGATTTGGATGGATTTGTTGATGCCTGGGAACAATATGTTTCATGGCGTAATGCGACTTATGTCAGTGCCGCTGTAGGGGTAGTTCAAAAGAAGAAGACTGTTCGCAAGGCTAAGGTTGCAAAAGCATAAACAATAATAGACTCTTATAAAATCTAGTATTGTATGATTAATTTTTATTCTGCCATTTCTTTTCGTAATGCTTCATATTTAACTCCATGAAATATGTCTGATATAACATCATATACATCGTCCCATTTATCTTCTAAGCGATATAAAATATCATCAAGTATAGTCTTATTTTTTATTTCAGATTTATATGAATTTAACCATAATAATACCATTTGATAAATATCTGCAACAGATACATCATTATACCATGCTTTTTGTATATCTTTAAAATATGATTTTACAGTTTTTTCTTCCATTCTAGTGTATAAGTCTAAAAAAATGGTTTAAATGGTAATGAACGTGTACCTGCTGAACTCAAACTGACTGGATGACTGAGTGGAACTGGAAGTGTACTTATATCTTTTGTATAGGTCTTATACATAGATACTTCAGCAAGTATTTTAGGCACACACCAGGCAATTACACGTTCGTTTAAATCTGTGATTTGTGCTGGAATATTAGTTGGTAAATTTTTACCATACCAAAGATATATAGCACGCATAACCATGAATAAATCATCAGATCCTACAGGATCTATTATTTCTCCTGATTTTTCATAGACCTGAGCACGAATACCATTTTGGCATATCTGAAAATTAGCTGCGGAAAAATACGCCTGGTTGAGGGGTGTAGCCTCCAAATTTCCCCGAATGCCTTCTTGTCCGGCATTTGATGGTGCTTTTGTAGCATAAGCAAAGCCTGGTAGTCGGGACGTATCCTTACCAGCCGATAAATTAACACGTCCTGGACTTTGTTGAACAGGTTCCATTTCTTCTAGGGACTTGGAATAATTTTTTCGTATTCCAATATATAAAATGTCCGTCACTCGTGAATTTTCCCAGGTTCCTTCCAACAAGCTCTATATTAACATTGGATCTGTTGCCTCCACAATCGTTGACTCCAATCTCTCTACCTGTGCATGGGTTACTGGTAAGTCTGCCTTAGCTAGTGCTGGTCAGGCCGTCTTCCGTGATATGGGAAAGACAGTCTACTTACCTGATCCAACTGTTGGCAATGCTAGCATCGGTGCTCAGTCTACTATCCTCCGCAAGGTTCAATGGGTACCATCTGGTGCTGCTGGTTCTTACGGCACAGGCTTCAGTGCTTCTACAACACCACAAACTGAGTATTACACAGGATACATCCAGCTCGGTGGTCAGACATATGGTGGTGGCAACGGTGTAGCCACAGCTGTAGCACGCCTCAACTAAACATTATACACATATTATAATCTGTGCGTTATTCTATTTGATATATCAATGATACATCAAATTGTAAAATATAAATGATTTGTTTTTTGTGATTCCTAAATAGAAGATATGTCCGGCAACGTCGTCGCTACAAAGGCTCTTGTCGATACACTAATGGGTATTGCCAAGTGGGTCTACATAATTGGTTCCATTATTTTGGTTTGCTACGCAGCCTATTTCTTATTTTCAAAGATGAATCGCCCAATTGCTGGCCTTTTAGTCTTTTTAGGAGGAGCTTTAGCAGCCCTCTTTTATTACGTAAAATGGTTCATGGGTAGTGATAAAAAGCCCGAACAAAATGCGGGTTTATGTCCTGATTTCTTGACCCCTGTTGCTCCCGGTTCTAGTGCTGGACGTCAGGGTCCTTCTGCGTCCAAGACAATTTACTGTATGGACTTTGTTGGAGTAAGTCGTAATGGTGCCTTAAAGGTTGCCGACCCAAATTCTGTACAAACACAGGTTCAGGACACAACTTGGTATAGTTTACCTATTAACACAGATAACTTTAATTCACCAGGTGGACTCTCTAATTTACAATCTCAGGTACAAGCCAAGGGTCTCACTTGGGTTGGCCTTTTCCCTGATATGTAAGGGGGTTAAAGCATGGAGTTATCTTAATTCGTAAGATGACTTCTATACATTCGGATCTTTTTTCTCAAATCGTTTCTTGGGCAAAAACACCGGCTCCACGCACACCATCGTCCTTATTTTTATATGGTCCACCTGGTATTGGTAAAACTACACTAGCTCGTGCTGCATTAGAAGCTGCTGATTATCGTGTAGTTGAATGGAACGCTTCGCAACATCGTCATAAAGCAGCCGTAGAAGAATCATTAATTCCATTATTAAACAGTCGTAATGTTGCGGATTTCTTTCGTCCTGAAGGTCCACGATTTTTAGGTGTAGTGCTTGATGAAATTGATGGTATGTCCGTCGGAGATAAAGGAGGTTTATCCGAACTTGTTCGTATATTAAAAGACTATAACGGTGAAAATGCTATCATATGTATTTCCAATGAATGGATGGAAAAGAAATTCCAACCTTTCCAAAAGATTTGCCAAACATTTTCAGTTACAGCACCTACTGAAAATGATGTATATGCCCTAATTTGTTCGCATATACCTAATTCATCACAAGATCTTCGTACATTAGCTCGTGATTTATTGGCAATTCATTCTGGAGATTTACGTAAAATTCTACAATCGTTACGTGAAATTAAAAAGGATATGACCGAAGGAAAACTAAATGTCTCACAGATTCGTGAAACAATTGAGGTAGGGTTAGCCGACGCACATGCCTTGGGCTCAAATCGTATTCGTAGGTCAGAAACAATTAAATCCGCAGTAGGACAACTGCTTCGTGGTAGTTTGGATATGACTGCCGAAGTACCATTAAACAATAACGATTTGAACTTAGCAGGTCTCCATTTACATGAATCGCTTCCCACATGGATTAAGAAGTATATTGGAAATACCAAGGATGGTTATGAAATGTACAAATCTACATTTGGAACAATTTTAGCTTCTGACCGTCTTGATTATTATACATTCTTTTTTCAACATTGGACATTATTTCCATTAACTTATCAGGCTAAACTACAATCTGTCAATCAAAAATTATTTAGTACTGGTGTATCTGAGGAAAATGCGTCGTCATGGAAAGATGATAATATGGAATATACTGCTGTTTTGTCAAAACAGTCTATGTTATACAATCAATTTCGTTATTTATGTGAAATGCGTGACTTATTTTCATCCGCAGATGTGAAGTTTGACGCTGGATTTGATTCAACATTTTGGAAAGCCAATTTATTTTTAGTTGCTGCTCAGGCTGAATTAGAAAAATCTGGTACACCTGGACACGGTAAAAAAATAGGTGCAGCATTATGGGAAAATACTGAATTTTGGCGACACATATTACCTAGATGGTTTCCAAGTGGCGATGCTAATCGTTTTATGCGTCTCTTACAAGCACTTGATGTACCTAAACCTGTGCCATTTTAAAGAATGGATTTTATACGCTTGATTGTATAATAGGTTCAGCGTCTTCTGATGATATATATGTCCATACAATATATATTAATCCTAATATACTTATTATTAAAATTAGAATGCCGCATACTATTGCTGTTACAATATTTGATGACACACCATAAATAAATAACAAATTTCCCATAATAAGACTTCCAACAGCTGTAATAAATATTGCTAATCGTTTATCCATACGAGTAAGACGATTAAATCCATACATCGTATGTTTATAGAATAAACGTAGAATGTGTATATTTATCAATTTTTATTAAGCAACTTGTGTATATGCCCATGTAAGCCAAGGTGTTAACAATTTTAAATCTTCTTTATTCACTGTAGCACCACACCATATACGTAATCCTGGTGGAGCATCACGATAACTTCCAATATCAAATGCTACATTTTCTTTTTCCAGTAAACTTGTGAATTCTTTAATTTTTGGCTTTGGTAAGTCAAGTTGTAAACATACAGATGTATTTGATCGCGATGTTTTATTTTTTGCTAAAAAAGTTATCCATGGATTATTATTTACAAACTCTGTGAGAACTTCAAGATTTTCATTTGTTTTATCCATTATACCTGCTTGACCACCTTGTGCTTCTACCCATTGTAGAGCATCTATATAATCTTCTACACATAACATACTTGGTGTATTGATTGTTTCACCCTCAAAAATCTCTTTCATAAGTTTGCCCTTTTTAGTTAAACGGAATATCTTTGGTAATGGATACGACGGATTATAAGATTCTAAACGCTCTATAGCACGTGGAGATAGTATAATCATACCGTGTGCACCCTCACCACCTAATACTTTTTGCCATGAATATGTTGTTACATCGCACTTCTGAAAGTCTACTGGTTGTGAAAAAACTGCTGAGGTGGCGTCGCACAAGGTTAATCCTGTACGATTTTGGTCTATCCAGTCTGCATTTGGTACCATAACACCACTTGTTGTGCCATTCCATGTAAATACAATATCATGATTTGAACTAGTTTTTGATAAATCAGGTAATTCACCATATGGTGCAGTGTGTTCTGTAACATCTTTTAGTTTGAGTTGCTTTGTAATATCTGTATGCCAACCTGCTCCAAACGATTCAAAATGTACACTATCTACAGGTTTGGGTCCTAAAAGATTCCATAATGCCATTTCAAAGGCTCCTGTATCACTTGCTGGTACAATACCACATAGATAATCTGATGGTAATTTTAGAATATCTCTTGTTTTTTTAATAGCAAATTTAAGTTGAATTTTTCCTATATTTGAACGATGACTTCGACCCACAACTGCCGCAGAAAGAGCATCTGGTGTCCATCCAGGACGTTTCTTTGTTGGACCTGACCCAAAATATGGACATGTTGGTCGTAATAAAGGTTTTGTAATAGACCCTAATATAACTCCTGAGCGTTTCATATATATTGGATTCATGTAAATAATATGTGAGTTCGACGGCTTAGAACCGGGTTAAAGTCCCGGTGTGGGACTATATATTTTTCAAAATGTGCGGTTTTTTATAAAAATTAATATCTCGGCCCTGATTGCGAAAGTGTCTACGGACTTTCTTCACAATTATAGCTGAGATATTGTGCGTTTATTACAAAAATATAATATCTCGACCCTAGTTGCGAAAGTGTCCGGCCTTCATGGTCTGGGGGGCGTGCTTTTTCGCAACTATCCCTCATAGTATAGTGGTTAATATTCAACCCTCTCACGGTTGCGACGTGGGTCCGATTCCCACTGGGGGAAATATGGTTAGTTTTATAAGTATATAATATATACATATCAAACAACAAAATTGACACAAAGTTTATTCTTAAAGGAATTCATACTATCCATTATGACTGATATTCAGATGTTTCCCCACTGCCGCCCACTTATTGGTCGTGATGTTTCCTTTTGTGGTTCATTCCAATCCTATGAGAACTGTGTTGAGTTTGCCAAGAAGCATGAGTACAATGTTCTTGTAAATCATAATGGCACAACTACTTATTCACTTGGTCGCATTGTTAAAGTCAGCGACCATGGTGAACTCAAGTTTGCTCTAGGTGATGCAGATGGTCGTGATTGTGATTGTATGATTACGGGCCGTGTAAAGCATCATTCTCCCAAGTTTGAATCCCGTGGCATTTGTAAGTCAAAACGTGCTTTGCTTGACGAAGTTGATAGCCGATTTGTACCTGTACCTGAAGGCGACCGTAATTATAATTTTACCGCATGGCGGATTGACTCATATAAGATGGTTACTATCCAATAAAACTAAATTTATCATGAAATCCTTTGAACGTAAACTTTTCCAATATATACTAACAATACTAATACTTTTAGTCATTGTTGGTATAATTATAATTAATCCATTACCAACAATATCAGTTTATATAATTATTCCTGGTATGTCTGGTATATTAATAGTATTATTCATTCATTTATTACGAAATTGTTATTTACATTATTATTGCAAACGAGTTATCAAAGCTCTTCATGTTGTTACTAATCTTATGCCAACACCTCCAATTGTAATTATACAAGGAAACAATTATCTTATTGGAACTCCTGTTGAACCACAGCCTAAACAGTCATATGTACCAATGTATGTTGCTAATGTAACTAAATAACAAAAATTGACAATTTATATTATTTTTAACAATAATGTGTGCCATTTATTTCTTTTAAATTTCCCAACTTTTCAATATGACTGAAACTCTTCGTGAACTTTCTATGTATCCTAATGAATTCCATCTTTTCCTTAATAGTGTTCGTCCTGGACCAGCCCGCGAGCGTGATGAGACTATGTTTCATACGTTGACATATAAGAACACCGATATGGGGAATTACGTCCCTACGATAATTAATGCCGAACTTCTAAGCCGTATAACACCTAAGGATGGTCATGTAGGTACAGTATCACCAGCCTTCTTCGAAAATGTTCGTGTTCTTCATGCAATTACAGGTGTAAAAAATGGTTATACTAATATTAAAGTAGCTCTTCAAAATCGTACTACAAAGAAGGTTGTTCTTCTCACATCTCACAATTCAGTACCAACTGATTATAAGCATGTACCTGCTATTGCTGATGGATGGTATGTTCTTAACTGTGATATGGTCGCATATGGTGGATTTTGGGAAGGAGTTAAACTTTCTTTGTAAGTAATACAATAAAAAATACAATATTACCGTGTATTTTTCAATTAAATATAAATATATATAGTTTACTCCATTGTTCCTGCTCCTCTACGCAACAAGACCTCTGGATAATCACTTTTACGACGAGGATTTAACATTACTAAATTTGGCCATTTTTTCATCATATAATCTACTGCTGTATGTTGTTTCTCAATACGTTTTGGATCCGTCTGCATACCACCTGGTTCCTTATAATATGCCGTTTTTGGTGAAACATAGTTAATACGAATTACTTTATGATCTCTATCCCATGCCATAAGTGTACGTATATAATCTTCCTTTTCACTCATTGGTAATTCTATGCCCTTCGGGTCCTTTGTTGCCGTCGGGTTTATAATTCCCCAAAAACTACCTATTATAAATTTCAAATCTTTGGTAACTGTCGGCTTCATAAAGAAACCATTTGGCACAGGATAAACACCCCATAATATAGCTCCTTCCTTTTCAGCCTCTTTAAAGCCCTTTTCAATTACTGCTGTTAAACTTTGTAAACGACGTATTTTACCATCATCTGTACGTTCAACAAAGCCTGTAATATCATCGTCCATCATAACTATTTTTTCGCCCTTTTTAGCAATATTATCAAGTATATAATTACGAACTTGTGCTAATCCTGGAACTCCTACAAGAATATGATTGCTATCCCAATTTGGCATAGCCATCTCATACTTATCTTTTTGTTCCTTATCGGCAACAACAATCCAAATCTTGTCATGTGGAATTTTGTAACTGTCAAGTGTAGCCAGTGTTTTCTTTTGGATTGTTTCTTCGCGATGATAGGATGGAATCATTATTCGCCAATCTCCTTTTGAAGCTACGGACTTATGTTTGCGTGTATATCTACCTCCTTCAGTCATTTTAGTCTGGATATATATTTTTCTTTTCATTTAGAAATGGAACCTCAACTATTGTTTTGGTATTTTATAGCAGCCGCTGCTGCTGCATTACCACCCGTTTTTATTAAATCTTATACATCCGATCAATATACGGGATGGTTGCTAGCGGCCGCTGTCTCCTATGCGGTTCTTATATTTTCATATGTTGTTGTATTACAAGATAAAAATATTACTATTGTATATCCTTTACTCAAAGTATTATCTATACTCATGGTTGTAAGTGCTGGTTTATTATTTTTTCCTAGCTCAATAACATGGACAACTATAGTTGGTATAATTTTAGGTATAATATCTGTATACTTATTATCACTCAAACTATAATTATTTGGTATTTTTAATTTTTTAATAGTTTATTGTTAATCTATTAAAATATTGCTAGACATTTAATTTTTACGTGTTTTACGACGAGATTTGCGATTTTTACGTGAATTTGCTGACATTAACTTTAATAATCCACGCACGGCCGCTTCATCCATAGCTTTATCTTCAACAGATATATCTGCTTCCATAATATGTTCTTTACCACAAAGTTTCATTTTGAATCCATGATATCCAATTTCTTTATCAATTAAATCTCCAAGATTTACATCTGTATCTTTATGATCTGCTTCATTGGATGCTAATCCTCGGCGTTGTAAACGAACCATAAACGTTGCATAATCTTCATCATCTACTGCTTCATCCCATGTCTTTGGAAATGGTTTAATATGTTTGTCTCTATATTTAATCTCGTCTGGAAGTGTAGCCAATGGTGGACCATGACATGTTGTACGAAATTCAAATCCATATTTGGGATAAAAAGCTAATACATTTGCCAAACTTGTTAATGTAATTGCTGAAAATCTCATAAGACTTGAATATTGAATAAAGTACTTTAATAATTCACTTCCGTTTGCTGCTGCACATATAACATCAAGATAGACACCGTCCTCATTTGGTCTAGCTAAAATGAATCCAACAGGAACACGAACTTGTTGAGTCATTGTAGTACTTGGTGTAGAACGTAAATAACCTAATACATTTACATCTTTACTTTCCATACCATACATGACCATTACAATTGTATTTGATGTTAATGCCTGTGAAACATACTGGGAACTTACAGTATCTCCGCATGCTGTATAACGTAATGTAGTTAATATATCTGTTGCTAAAGTTGATTTGTTATAATTTGTTGGTGTGCGTAATGACGGATTATTACTTGGAGTTTCAGATACATATCCTCGGGCACCTGGATATATTTGTTCACTTACAAGAATTGTATATACGATAGACATCGTATCCTATTTTATTCAAATATAAATTGTCTATGCTCGAAGTTTACGAGTTTTGCTATTCTTTTCACGCCAACGATTAAGCTTATCTTCAAGTGCTTGGGCATCATACATCTTTTGATTACCGCATTTTTGAATAATTCCTTCACGAAGATATGAGACTAAACTTAAACGCTGTGATGTGTCATCCTTAGGATTCATAGGGCTATTGCCGTGGACTTGATGTACATCCATAGCTAAGAAATCTCCATTACGACAATCAACTGCGACACCATATTGTGGAAATCCAGTATATGCACCTTCATAAGGACTGCCCTTTTCAATGACAACAAGATTACCAAATCCTTCAGGCCAATCTCCACTATCTGTGTGGGCTGCTGTACGAAAATTTAAATTTGTTGTAATTGTGCTGAATGCTGTTCCCTTAATATGAAATGGTGTAGATTTTGCGGCTTTTCGTTGATTTGCATATTCCTTTGGACATAATTCTGCATATTGAGCATCTATTTCCTGAATTAATGGTACAACATTCTTCCACTTATCTGGATTTTTTACGTTGAAAGTACATAAGCGGCATGGACCGGGATAGCGTATTTTAGAGTTTTTAAATGTGGCTTTTTGACTGATAGACCATTTATCAAAATATCCTAAAATATTAGACATAACAGGTTTTTTCTCTCCAGTTCCAAGACCCTTATCAGAGCCACTAGCTGTACCACGATCTGTTGTAGTTTTCTTCATATGTTCTTTTAATGCTTCATAGGCATCATCAATTGCATTTTGACTGAGTACATTCTTACGAAAACGAAGTAAAAGTTCACCATCTTCCGTGTAAACATCCGCATCCTCTTTAAGAACCACAGGATACTGTTTTTCTGTCATGAATTTACCTTTTTGATTAACAGTTTGTTCATCTGTTAAAATTTTACGAACCGTATAGACAGGTATTTTTTTGGATTTGTCAATAGAAACCACTGGGTCAGGGCTCATCCTTACTTAGTGGGTTGATTTTGATTTTTTAATTGATTTATATACACAATGAACGTTCATATAACTTGATTGCCTCATTCTTATTAATAAATCCATATGTTTTAGACCATTTTCCTGGCACATTAACTTTATAGGTTGAAAAAAAGGTATTTAATTTTTCTTTTATATTATCTGATAAATCATATATATCTTTTATTGTTTCATATTCTTCAGATGTTACACATAATATTTTTTCATCCATACCCTTTTCATCTTCCATGACCAAGGCACCAATAATATATGCATCATACGTATTATCATTTTTAAAAGTACTATTTGATACGATTAATACATCTAAATCATCACCGTCATCGGCTAATGTATTTGGAATAAACCCATAGGCATATGGATAACCTTCAGGTGTATCTAAATACCTATCAATTATAAGTTTTGCTTGTGTCTTATCATACTCATATTTTGTCTTACTGCCCTGTTCAATTTCTACATATACAGACACTACTTGCTTCTCCATGTTTTACTATATACTTAGATTATTATTTGGCATTTCTTTAGCCCTACGCATGGCTAATCGTATTTCCTAATTCATTTTCATGAAGTAAATGAACTACATCCAATGGCTGTTTACGTCCTAGACGCATAGCACGTCCAATAATCTGGTTTTCTAATTCAGACGACATACGATGAAACATAACAACATGAGTAGCACATTCAATATTTAAACCAGCCCCCATATTTCGTGCATTCAAAAATAATACATTATATTTGCCATTTTGAAAATCTTTAAGAAGTTTATTAATACGAGCCTGAGAACCATTGACTGTAACATACTTTATATTTGATTCCTTAAGTTTTATTTCCATACCTGAAAATGTTGCGTCATATCCACTAAACATAAGAATTTTGGCAGTTGGATTGTCTAAAAGAAACTTAATAAACGCTTCATTTTTACTTAATTTTTTATTAGGGTCTACTGGTTTTGTATTTACAGTTACAATTGTATTTCCAACAACCTGTATAGTTTTAAGGTCTGTTATACGTTCACGACATAATGGACAGGCTGCCACACGTTTTAGTGACTCACATAAACAAGGAAAACAAAAGAGCTGCTTACAGCATGGAGTTACAGAAGGGCTTGTTACATCACAATAACATATAGGACATGTTTGTTCTTTGGATCGTTTAATGCGATCTTGAATAGCTGTAATACGACTTTCAATACTTGCTATTTTTTGTTCACATGCCTCTAATGCCTTTAATTTCTGTGATTCTGAACTATAATCAATGATCTTCTTAAATTCATATAATTTTTTAGCCTGATCAAGTTCGTGTGTTAATGATGCTGTTACAGCATCTGCTATTTCAGCTTCTGTATGAGCACTCATACCTATAAGTTCAAGAGCCCCTGTTACATCACCTGCATTTAGACGTTCCATCATATCAGGACTTATAAATGTATCTAACACACGAATATTTGGTGGTGTAGCACATAATAATGTTTTATGATTGATTGTAGGCATAGCAAAACTACTTTGAATATATTCTTCATTAGAATGAACAATAAGTCGTGCTGATTGACTTCCAGCAGCATTTAAGGCAACACTTGATGCATATACTGACATGCCACAAACGCGTCGTACAATATTTACATGACGTACACCTGGTATACTCAAATATGAATTTCCTCCCTGTAATTTCATCACACGATCAATTACATGTTGTGGTGTTCCTGGATTGTCTGCTGTTGTTGGTAATGGAGGATATGAATTTGCTATATTAAAAAATGCACCACCTGAAAATACTAGATTTAACCAACTGGCAGTAATAAACCAGTAAAAAAGAGCATGAAGTTCATCATGGTCTGTACTAATAGAAATACTATCAGCTTCATCAATAAAAAGACGATTCCAAAGAATTGTTCTTATAGGATGTGTATTACGCCATGTACTGTACATTGTAGCACTTACAAATATTACATCATATTTTTCAATATTTGCCATAAAATTATCATCGACTGCATCTAATTTACGTTTTATAAATTGAGCCTTAAGAGTTGTATCTCGTGTTACATAAGTTTCCCATTGACTCATTAATGAATGTGGTATAATAAATAATGTTGTAGATACCTGTTTTAATTGTGTTCCAACAGATGTTTTTGTCTGATTTCTAGCTCGTAATAAACCTACATCACGACCATCTCCGTTTGAAGCACCATTACGAACGACATATTCTATGTATTGTGCCGGCGGTGGTGGTGCCTTTATAAGAGCTAATGCTGTAAGTGATTTACCTGAACCTACTCGGTCACCTAGTATACCATGAGTTGTATAAAATTTTCCTCCTATTGCGTCGCCCGCAATAGTGCCAACCTCAATGCCTTCTAATTTTGCTTTTTCTAAACTTAAGGCTGCTGACACAGCACTTTGTTGATGTGGTAATAACTGTGTTTTTAACCATGATGGTGTAGCAGACTTAGCAGACGTTTCATTCAATTCCTGACTATATAAGGCCTCAAAAAAAGACCATAATCTCCGCCTAGATACTAGCGACATTCCTTCTGTTACCACTAACTGTTAATTCTTTTAGACCGGTGTGAGTGTTTTTATTATGGATAGGGTCTAAAATAAAGGATTTGTTATTTAACTAAGATGACTTCCAACGAATGGCCAAATAATTTACCAAAAAAAGTTACACATCCTCCAGTATCAATATGTACACCTACATATAACCGTCGTAAATTTATTCCATGGTTGATAGAATGTATTAAAAATCAGACGTATCCAAAAGAACGTATAGAATGGCTAGTTTATGACGATGGATCAGATAAAATAGAAGATATCTTGGCTCCCCACATGAAATCAATGAATATTCGTTATTTTAGTGCTGATTCTAAACAAAACGTAGGCATTAAACGTAATAAATTAAATATGGAGGCCCGTGGTGAAATTATTGTTAACATGGACGATGATGATTTTTATATGCCTGAACGAGTATCTCATGCTGTAAATATACTTATATCACGAAAAGCAAATATCGTAGGTAGTTCACGTAATAATTTATATTTTTCTGATGATGGAACTATATGGGAGTGTGGACCATACTGGCCTAACCATGCTACATTTGGAACAATGGCCTATACAAAAAATTACGCTAAAAAACATTTATGTGATGAAACGGTCACCTATGCCGAAGAAGTTGCATTTACAAACAAGTATACAGAACCTTTGGTACAATTAGACCCCCTTAAAGTTATGTTAGTCATGTGTCATTCTGAAAATACATTTAATAAGAAAAATTTACGTGACTCTGGTGCTCAATCATTTCGTAAAACAAACTTAAAACTTACCAATTTTGTTCGGTCTGCTAAACAACGAGACTTTTATAAGACAGCATAATAGGAGTAGCTCAAATGAGTTCAATATTTAACGCACCCGGTGAGTTTTTGCCGAATGTTGCTAAAGCAACAACGTCGGCAGCAGCGTCTATTCCTACATTAGGAAAATTCGGACGCGGTACGTCTATTTTACTTTATGTACTGGCTGTTATTGTAATAGTCATCATTGGAATGATGTTGTATGGTGCACGATTGAATTTATCATGGCTTGATCCACGTCCACGTATTTGGATTGTTCAAAGTGACGCAGTTCATTATTGGAAACCAGAAGGACTCTACAATAACCTACAAGTGGCAAAGAATCAGTTAATGCCTGATTTCAAAGATGATGAATATTCACTGAATATGGAGATTATACTAGATAACTCACGCAATTATTGGAATGCCGATGGGCCATATCGTCATATAACACATCGCGGATCACACGATATGATTCAAGAAGGAAGTGAGAATGAAAGCCCTATTATAACAATGTGTAGTATGACCGCAAATACAAAATTACCACCGTATGGTTTACCAAAGCGTATGAATCCCGGTATAATGCTTGATCCAAATGTAAACGATATACTTGTATTTGTGGATACATCTAATGGTTCTGAAACATTTCGCGAATCTGTTCGTATTCGAGATATTCCCCTGGATATTCCTTTCCGACTTGGTGTTGTAGTAAATGAACGTGTACTCGAAGTTTATTTGAATTGTAAACTCGAAGTAACTAAGCTTCTTACACATAAACCTAAGAAGGTTGAAAATGATTGGTTTGGTCTAGCTGGTGCCGCCGCTGCCAAAGCCCAGGTTCAGAACTTATATTTATGGAAACAGGCTTTAGTATCATCAGATATGCGTTATCTATGTCCATCTATACCAAAATTTGGTGTAAGACCTACATGCCCAGATACTGCTAAAGCTGGTCCAAAACAAGAACAAGTAGCCACAAAAGATGTTGATTTAGGATTCAATGACCGTGTCAAAGCATCATGTGCTTTATAAAAAATCTATTTTTATTCATACATAGATTATTTATGTCTATGTATGAAAATAACAATCCAATATAAGAATGGCAGATATATTTGAAAATGCCGGTGAATTGCTAAAACCCGCAACAAAGGCTGTTCAAGGTATGACTTCAAGCTCAGGTTCATCAATGTATTTTGGTATAGTTTTAGTTATTATTGTTCTTATAACAATTGGCGTTATATGGTATTTACGTAAGATATCAGATATGTCTGTTGTACTTGGTCCATTTGTATTAGATGGTATGGGTAGTACTCCCGAGAAAATTTTTACTCAGGCTCAAATCGAACATTCATTAGGAAATAATTTTACATTAAGTTTCTTCCTCTATATGGATAAAGTGAATAAAGAACGTATTCCTTTTGCTGGACCTGACGGCGAATATCGTGGAAAACCAATTGTCTATATACGTGGTGTAGGTGATATTACAGTTGATCCAATTCATCAGAAAATGCGTTTGAATATACGCCCATTAATACAAAATAGTGGTCGTTTTGAAGAAGGTTCTGTTGTACCATTGAATGTAGATAATTTTATGATAGCACGTTGGAATCAAGTCACATTTTCAATAGAGGGTCGTACAGTAGATTTATATGTAAATGGAAATCTCATGAAATCTATGTTGCTTGACAATCTACCAATTCTAAATCCAATAGGCGTAACCCTTGAAACATCTCCGGATTTTGTGGGTCAAGCCGGTTATTTTCAAGCATGGCCACGACGTCTAAAAGAGAATGAAATCATACAAAATTACAAACGTGTTACAGACACCCGTGGTAAACCACTTATACCCGACAAGGGTCCCGACCTATTCAAACATTTTGGTAAGTCTCTTTGTGACATGGGATTGTGTGGCATCCGGATTAGTGCGGGACCGCTCCATTATGTAGATTATGATTTTGCCTGAGAGAATTTGCCAATGTAAGTTAGAAGAATTATGGACTCCGTGCGTAGCTTCGCTAACAACAACCGTGGTACAATTGTAAATGTAGTTTACATTGTTGCCGTCTTAATTGTGTTATACTATGCTTATATGTTCTTAATGGCAGGTAGCGAACTCCACCTTGACTTAGTTCCACAGCAAGTAAATGCCCAGGTCATGCAACATTTTAAGTTTGATCCTGATGGAACCAATAAGAAGCCATTTGCTCGCATTACAACCGGCGGCGAATATACACTAAGCTTCTGGATGTATATCAAAGACTGGACTGTACGCAGTGGTATGACAAAGAGTGTCATCACTATACGTGACTCCTCCGTCAAGGGTAGCAGCTTATTTGCTGCCATGATTTACCCGAATGAGGCCAAGCTCATGCTCCGCCCTCACGTAGATACATCTATGGCTTCTGGTTCATCTGCTACACAGACAATTGACTACACTGATGACGCAAACTATAAGCAACTCTTAGGTGGTCAGGGTACTCCGGCCGTCGATACATCACTTGAAATGCCACAGTGCGACTTAGTCGACATTGATTTACAGCGTTGGATTAATATCACAGTAGTCATGAATGGTCGTATTATGGATGTTTACTATGATGGTAAGTTAGCTCGCTCCTGCGTTCTCCCGAATATACCTATTGGCTCAGATAAAGGCAAACAGACAATGCTTGTTGGTCAATATGGTGGTTTCAACGGTTTCCTCTCCACAATCTCATTTGATGCTCAGGCACTCACCCCGGACCGTATTTACGCCATTTACCAGGCAGGTCCTGCTACAAGCAATGGATTCTTATCCTACATGGCCGATAAACTTGGTATTAATATCAAGTGGACCAAGGATATGACAACCAGCTTCTAAAAAATTATCATTTGTTTATTCATTTCTTCTGTTTATCATAAATAGAGGAAATGGATTACGCCAACGGAGCCATGTCATACATAATGGGACCCGGCTTAATTCCCCAACTGTTACTTACAATCGTCGCTATGCTTGTTTTATACAGTGTAATTACTGTAGTCGAGACAATCGTAATGACTATAAAGAAGTTCACAAATCAGACAACAACCTTATTTGATGATACAACTGCTATAAAGCAGACAATTCCTCAAGGCGGTGATTCTGCGTTAGTCTACCCACAGGTCTACAATAGTGAGAATGAGCGTAACGGTATGGAATTCTCTTATTCTACATGGATTTTTGTCAATCCTGATACATTTGAGAAGACTGTCTCTGATACCTGCGGTGGTTCCAATAGTAAGGATACTACCCGTCTCAAGCACATCTTCCACAAGGGAGCTGTAGGTTGCTTCCCTGTCATGGCTCCTGGTGTCTTTGTCCATGGTGACAAGAATACTTTACGTATTTACATGAACAGTGTAATTCACTGGGATAGTTACGTAGAGGTACCAAATGTACCTATTGGAAAATGGTTCCATCTTGTTCTCATTCAGAAAGGATCCAGTTTTGACATATTCATCAACGGTAATATTGCAGTCCGTCACCAGTTTGATGCTGTACCAAAACTCAATAATGGTAATATATACATCATGGCACCTGTCAAGTTCCCAGAAAACCCAGCTGATAGAAATATCATTACAGACTTCAAGGTTGACCAGGCTATGAATGGTATGGTATCTCGTCTCAAGTATTTTGCCTATGCTCTTAACTACGCACAGATTGATTCCTTATACCGTGAGGGACCAAGCAAGAAGATTGTAAATAGATCTGCTTTCTCACAAACACCACCTTACTTTTATGATGACTGGTGGGTCACAAAGTATTAAACACTTCAAGTTTCATTTAATTTCTTTAAGATTACAACGATTTGCGTTATAATCTTAAAATATTATAATTATATTTACTTGGCAAACTTGAGACCACCCATACCACTTGTAATTTCTAGGAAGTTGAGTGTTTCTACAAATACATTTAATTCATACGTGTAGTTAGCTAGTCTTGGAATTGGCTGAACATCTACATCCATTTCTAAACGATCAATACGACTTGTATTCAGTGTGCCCGTTGGTTGTTCAATTGTTGAACTATCCAAAGCAAAGCTATAAATTGAAATAGGCCACATTTCAGATTGTGTAGCCAAACCCATATCATTAAACGGCGTTGCGTTACCTTTTAGATAACGGTAGGGCACATATTGATTAAAATATGCATTATCCTGTGAGTCAAACAATGATTGGCCATTTGCCGTAAGATATACATTTGCCAAAATATCTCGCTGTATACCTGGAATTGTTAGACCTGAACATCCTAATGCCAATAGACGTCCATTCACAACAACTTGATTTGGTTGTCCACCCACAATCGGTGTTACATAAGGTCTATTAGAGCCTATAGGATTCAACCAATTTGTTAAATTTGTAGCCTGATTACGATATGTCAGTGAATCAGAACGACGAGCAAAATAAATTAAACGTGTTGCTACATTATGTACATCTAATCTATATGTATTACGTGTACTTATACCGGAAAATATAAAATTCTGTACTTGTCTTACATTATATCGTAATGTTGTTTTCGCAAACATTTGCTGTTCCTGTTCACGCACAAATGTATAGGTTGCTTCTAAGGTTGCATTTAATGGCCAACCGTCCTGAAGTGGAATGGCACCAGAAATATCAGTTAAAAAATATTTCATACTACCACTCAAATCTGTGTAGCTACCGTATAAATTATTTAATGAGTCTGGTAACGGTCCATATAACTCAGGATTCCATACATCATAATATTGATCTGTTGGAATATATGGAAGACTACGAATACTTGGACGTAAACGAACTCCACTTGGGTCTAGTACTGTATATAAATCGCGAATTGGACGTAACTGAAGAGTAATCTCACAATCATGATACTGAAGACCTATAAGTGGTAATGAGTTCGCAATATAGTCACTAAACCAAAGACCAAGTGGAACACGTATAATACGTCCTGGAATACTAGGTGCATTCGTTTGTACTGGATTTGGTAATTCGGGACTACCACGCCATGCTACTATATTTGGATATCCTGCTCCATTTGGATCTGCGTATATTCCGTTTTTAGGATCAAATAGTTCTAGTATATCTCCAACCATATATTGCCATTTTTGATATGCATCACCATCTAAATCAGCCATAGCACGTGCCATAATCCAGTCGCTATTAAACTCCTGAATCTTTTCACCTCCAATCGTAAATGTCACACGATCAATAAGACGAGCACCTATTTGACGTACCCAGGCAAATTCATAAGGTGCCTCACGTGATGAACGTATATTTCCTGAAGCATCTATTGTTGACGGATCTAGTACATAACTTGATATATGATTTGATAATGTAATAGGACGAAGATATGCTTTACTAAATACATCGGGCAATTGAAAACGAAATACTAAGTCACTTAATAAATCACCTTGACGAGGTATTTTTGCCTTAAGTAATACAGGTGCATCCATTAACAGTAAGTTTGGTCCATCCAGGGGTATCTGAATTGGTTCTTGTGAAAAGTGCGTATATTTATTGAACGATTTGTAAAAAAATGTTATTTGTGGATTTCCATTTAATACAACATTCTCATTGCCATAGCATACAAGTTGTAATAAGCCGCCCGGCATATCTTCCTAATCGGGGCGTGATATTTCAATATGAATTAAGACCGCACAATTATGGCTATGCCTATTTTGATATAAGACTATAGAGGGATATGGCAAGTAACGCCGCCAATGAAATATTTACAAATTCGGCACCACCATCTACTGATTGGTCTCGTGTTGTATTATTTTTTGTCATATTTATGTGTTTGAGTGCATTAGCATATTTTGTATATATAAACTTTATTGTTCAAACAACAACACTATCGTATCCATTTCATCAACATATATGGAATAAATGGGTAAATTGGTATAAACCTGAGTTACTTCAACCCGAACATGATAAAAAAGTTAACGAAGATGTAATATCTGACCATACAAAACTTACAGGTGAACCTATTGAGCCACCATCTTCTCAACCTACTGCCACACCATCCGTAGCTGATGAAATAGCAGAAGCTATAGTTCATAATGGTGAACCTAATAAACAACAGCATAAACAACATAAACAAGAATCGAAACATCCACGTAATGAACGTGAAAACTGGTGCTTTGTAGGTGAAGATTTATCCGGTCGTTATTGCGTGCGTGTACCATCTGATAAACAATGTACCAGTGAACGTCTATTTCATTCACGCGTTGACTGTGAAATGGCAGCTGCAAATCATTTACCTGCTGGTGTATTAACACATAATGGTGATAAATATGTACCATTAGCAACAAAAAATATTGTGTAAGGTCTTCCGGTGTAAACAATACATACATATCCATTAGGGGATGTCTATATTGACACAAGCATGGAATTTAACTCAATATCATCTTCATAAAGCAACGTATGATCCAAACGCTGAACAATTTGCGAAAGATAAGGCTGCCGAAGCTGACCAAAAAGCCGCTGCTGATGCCGCTGCTAAAAAAGCAGCAGACGACGCTGCTAAACAAGCACAATCCGCAAATGTAATACCAACCAATGTGACATTATGTTTAGGTACACCTATAAAACTTAGTCCTACAAATTTTTTTAATAATGATACATTTAATACTTATTTAAATAATGTAAATACCAAAGGTGGACCAGATAAAACTGGATATGTATTTAAAACACTAGTAGACGCACAAGCAAATTGCTCAAAAAATCCTAATGCCAAAGGAATTTTATCATGGACAGATAATGGTAATTTAACATTTTGGATATACGATATGGATATTTCATTAACAAGTACACCATTACCATCTGGATCTATTGCTGCTGGTATAGCTGGACATCCTGATATACAGTTTATTCCTGTTATGCCATGTACAAACGATGATGCTAATCCAAATGAATTTAATTTTACACGTTTAATGGGACGTATATTATCAATCACTATGAAAATTGTTACAATTTTTCTTCTAATAGTTGCCGGTTTATATGGAGCTTCCTTAGCAACTAATTTAAATTTATATCAAGTATTACCTATACGAATATTATACGCAATTTATGGATTTTTATTTTTCTGGATAGTTATACCCTATGTATTATTATATAGATGGTGGTGGAAGGGAAAGAAACCTGAATTTTATGCATTTATTCCTATTATTCCTTATAAACTTGATAACTATTATGCTGCTATGCTCTTTAGTTGGATGAGTTATAAACCAGATGATGCTATTGCGTGCTTACAAGAATGGCAATCCTCTCAATAAAAATATATTTCTTAAATAGCAGAATGGAATATACTGATTCCAGGCTCACTGGAGAAAAAATAGCTATATTATCTCAAAACAGTCGTAACGTCGGATTATTTGAACATATACGTATAACAGAACATTCTGACTATGATCCCTGGCCTACATCAATGTCACTTTTCAAATCTCAATCCAACCCATTAACACAATTTGTACGCCCAAATGCTAAAATAGACTATGATCGTTCTTATACTGGAGCACATGTAGAACCACTTGATGCAATTGTACAACAGGGCGAATGGGAAACATCAGATACAATATTTTTACACAATGTAATTTTGTACAAACTTCCTTTTATTGTATCTTTTTGGGAATCAACTGAAAGTTATCCTGTATTTACAATGACTCCTGATTATATATTGCCATGGAGTTCTACACTCACATCATCTGTTGTACTCCCGACATTATCAACCTATGAACATAGTCATTATAGACTCCAAATGAGTCCTACCCTCTTAATTCCTTCGCCACAAGTGTCACCACGAACTCCACAAGTATCGCCATTATCACCGCGTAAAAATATACGTAGAGTCTTATCTACATCAGCAATATGTCCTATTACTCTTGGACCACTAACAATGAATACTACTTATTGGACTCCATGTGGTCATGCGTTTTCATCAGCAATTGAAGAAGCCTTACACCGTGACCCACGTTGTCCATTATGCCGAAATAGATGTGAATTCAGGCACTGTGCTACACCAACTATTTCCTAATTTATAATTAAGGATGTCAGAAAAATACAAGGCAATGCTTATTGCCTGGTATTGTCATTATGGAACAGTATACATGCTTTCTGGTCAGGAATCATCGTATAAAAGCCCTTTACATAAATTACCTACAATAGGCGATGTACCAAAAGATGAACGCAAATTAGCGTATAAAAAAACTATAAAAGATTTACTACCAAAGGATAATAGTCGATTTGTGTTTCGTTCACGTAATACAGAATATAGTCTACAAATTCCTAATGGAAAATATGGTTTTCCAAAAGGTAGCAGTAATCATTATTTAGATGGTGACGATACAAAGAAAACCGCTTTACGCGAATTTGAAGAAGAAATTGGATATACAATTTCTGATACTGAAAATGTTAACTATCAAGGAGTTATGTTTGGTATATTTGTGTATACATATAAGGTTACATTAGATCATCGTCGTGCTATTGAAACTGCCATATTGGCTCAGAGTCAAGCACGTTACGGTGAATTGTTTAATGTGAAGTTTCGTTCTGTAGAACATATTAACAAAGAACTTAATACATGGAACGTAAAATCTGCACAAATTTTTCATACATTACAAGGACGTTTGGCGTGTAATCCTACAAAAGGTGGAAACCTTTTTAACAATACACGTAAAAAACGACCAAGTCATTTACATTATGGAACTGCTGCCAAGGCGAAACAAACATTAAAATATCTTAAACGTCGTCCTTATGGGGAGCAAGTACGAAGTGCCCAAGCTATGTATTATAGAGCAAAATATCATGCGAATCAAACAGCAAATATGCGAAATGCTATGAACTTATATGGTAAATTTTTGAACAAACTGAAGAATAATAGCAGGAAACCTACACAAAAAGGCGGTTTACGAATTCCTATTTATAGTATACTGATGAATAAACAAATAGAAAAGGCTATCCTTTCTGTCAATCCTAACTTTAAATTTACTGGTTTTATGAAAGACCCGACTGCTCCTGATTTTGGTAGTTTACAACGATGGGATAGTTATAAAAACAGAATTGCAAATATTACAGATTCTGAACCAATTGTTGTAAATAAATATAAAAGCACATCATATTACCAAATTCAAGACGGTCGGCATCGATTTGCTCAAGCAATATTAAATGGCTCTGAAACCGTCAATGTAACTATACTTTAAAATATTCTTTCATTGAATACATGCCGGTCTTAACACGTACAATGAAGGTTGCATTTAATGCGAAGATGAAGGTGGTGGCGGCTGAGCAGGCAAAGGTCCGTGCCGCTACGCGTAAACTTGAAAAGGCTGAGGCAGAGGCGAAGAAGGCAAAGGCAAGAATGCTTACTCAACTCAAACGAAAAATCACAAAAAAACAAATTAAGAAAGTCAAGGGCGGATCTTTCTGGTAACTTATAGACTCATAAATATAACAATATATACCGGTCTATTTATTCTTTGTATACCAAGCATATGCCGCACCGCCTAGGACTACTCCACCCAAAAAGACAACTGTATTCACTGCCATAGATGTTTGTAATGAAGATTCTGGTTTCTGTGATTTTATTAAGCTTACACGCTCAAGCACTGCGAGTTTGCTCATATACTTTATATAATCATCCCAGGTAATCTCCTTCTTTCCCAATTGTACATTCACTTTATTATGAATGTTGAAGACCCAGTTAATTAAGGCATCACGATTGTTTACAACATCCTTCACTGGTGTGTCTGTCAAATGGACTCCATAGTGTTCACGACAAACTGGACAAGGAATCATTACCGTCAAAGATTCATAAAATTTAATAGCAGCCTCCTGGTCTTTAGGCGTTGGATTTACAGGATATCCTAATGTTGCTATATGCATAGTTGCCCAAAAGACGGGCCCCCATACATCAGGGCTCATTCCCATACGAGGAAACTTATGAAGAGCCTGGTGCGTCATTCTAATCTAATTCATGATTTGTGAACATGAACCGCGACGCACACTTAAACCTTCTAACAATAGAGATGGCAGTTCGTACGATGCAATGTGTCAATTGTGGAATATTAGGACATTCGTTCCGGGATTGTAAGGAACCGGTTATGTCTTTTGGTATTTGTGCTATAAAGTTTATAGATAATGCTCCACATTATTTATTAATCCGTCGCCGTGATTCGTTAGCCTATGTTGAATTTTTACGTGGAAAATACAAAATGAATCAACAAGAGTATATTCAATTATTATTAAATGGCATGACCTCTGAAGAACGTGGACGTCTACTTACAAATTCATTTGATAAACTTTGGGATACGTTATGGAATAATCAAAATACAAGACAATATCGTAATGAATATGAAAATGCTAAGCGTACATTTGACGGATTAAAAAATACAGGTGATGTACTTGGTAGGCTTCTAACAAAGTATATTGATGATGTTAAAACCTCTTGGAATGAACCTGAATGGGGGTTTCCTAAAGGTCGGCGTACTGTATTAGAATCTGAATTAGATTGTGCTCTACGTGAATTTGAAGAAGAAGCTGGATTTTCTAGAAAAAGTGTACATATTGTACCCGATGAACCACAATTGATTGAAGAATATATTGGAACAAACGGTATTCCATATAAACAAAAGTATTTTATTGGAGGATGTAAGTCTGAAACTATTGCAATGATACAACCAAACAATCGTATTATGAATCGTGAAGTTGGTGGTATTGGTTGGTTTAACTATGAAGACGCATATCAAAAAATTCGTGAAACAAATATTGAAAAACGAGCATTATTAACATCACTTCATACACGTATTTTAAAAGAAGGTTTACATGAACGATTAAATACTGCCATTGAATGGACTACCTTGTAGGTTAATCGGTACAATGATTAAATTAAAACAAACGTCAAAGTAAATGGACATAGAAATCCCAAACGTCGTAAGTGATCTGCCATCAGGTCATATACGTAGTGAATCATTGCCTCTTGAAACGTGGAAACGTATTCGTGAACATGATGAAACATATGGTTTATATCCTGACATTGATGACCCGGAATTTGCCGCACGCTTATTTCGTAAAACTGAATTTGCGTCGCTCAAATCTGTATTGCCTCCAGAAGATACCTGTGAAACAGATGGTTTGACTTTTTCTACTACACCTGTACAACGACTTGTTGCCCGTTTTTTACACCCCACAACACCATACCACGGATTGTTGTTGAACCATGGCGTAGGTGTAGGTAAAACATGCTCAGCAATTACTGTTGCAGAAACTTATTTGGAAACTATGCCAGAACATTGTGTATATATACTATGTCCAAATGCAATTGCCGACAATTTTAAACGAACCATTTTTGATGTTAATCGACTTAAACCAGCGTCTAAAGATGATATGCGTCTTAAGGGTGAACGCTGGATATCTCCCCAATGTACCGGTATGACCTATTTACATTTAACAGGCACAGAAGGTGTTGAAAAGGTTGATGACATTCAAAAAGAAGTTGATAAAGTTGTGCGTGTGCGTTATATTATTAAAGGTTATTTAGCGTTTGCGAATTTAATTCAAAGTAAATTCAATGAAATACCTGCTACAGTTAAGAATAAAGAAGAACGAGAAGAGAAAGAACGAAAAATATTACGTGATATGTTTAACGACCATCTTTTGATTATTGATGAGTGTCATAACTTACGCGATTCTTCAATGGATACTGGATTAGATGAACCAAGTGGTGACGATGTAGATGATGCCCAGATTGCTGATAGTGCTGCTGGCAAAAAATTAACACCTATTATTGAACGTATTGTTGAAGTTACAGATGGAATGCGTCTTATGTTAATGACTGCCACACCTATGTATAATACATTTTCTGAAATTAAATTCTTAATGTATTTATTATTGTTGAATGATACAAAAGATAAACTGCGAGCCAAAAATGAGGTTGATGTATTTTTAGCTGATGGAAAATGGAAATCTGGGGGAGAAAAACGTTTTGGTGCTTTAGCTAAACGTTACGTAAGTTTTATGCGTGGTGAAAACCCAAATACATTTCCTTTGCGTCTTACACCTCCTGAATCTGTTAATCCACTCAAGAATTTCATTGAACGCAAATATCCTGCTATAAGTTTATCACGACGCGAAGGAACAACTACAGATACATTTGATTGGCGTGAAAAACGTATCATGAAAGTACTACCTTTAGTATTAACTGAGGCAGGCAAGGGAACTGCCGTGGAAACGTTACTACAGTCTCTACTTCATCGTCATGCTCATCCTGAATTGGCTGCTGCTGGTACAGGTACTACATCTTTTTTATTAGATCAGGCAATGCAGATAGGTAATATTACATATACGCCTGAAATATATGGAACAAAGGGATGGGAAATTCATATGAAAGAAGAAAAGACGTCTATTAAAGGAACTAATGTGAGTCAATTTATTTGGAAGGGTAGTATGCCAATAGATTCCATTTTTAAAGGTGTTGACTTAGTTTCACATGCCCCAAAGATTGCTAAAATTGTAGAATCAATACGTAATATGATTGGTATATCATTTGTATATTCGCGTTATGTTAAAGCTGGTATATTACCTCTTGCCGTAGCATTAGAACGTTCAGGTGGATGGTGTCGTGTATTGGCTGATGGTACACCGGCTCCATTACTCAAAGATAATAAAGGACCATATACAAATTATTATATTCTATTGACAAGTAATGATGATCTTTCACCTAATTTTAAAGGACTTATTAACTATGCTACAACCTTTAAAAATAAGGAAGAAGCCCGCCTAGGAACAAAGGTCAAAGCCATATTAGGTTCGCAAGTTGCTTCTGAGGGTTTGGATTTAAAATGTATTCGTGAACTTCACTTGTTAGATGGATGGTATCACTTGAATCGTATTGAACAGATTGAAGGTCGCGGCGTCCGTTTCTGTAGTCATTTATTACTTGAAAAGGCTGAACGTAATTGTTTAATTTATTTACATACACTTGTATTACCTAAACATGGTGATGAAACCTATGAAACCGCTGATTTATATGCCTATCGTTTAGCTACACGAAAAGCATTACCAATTGGCAAGGTAACACGTGTATTGAAAGAGCACGCATGGGATTGTAATCTTAACTATGATGCTATTTTATTTGAAGGTATGGATCCTCGTAAAATTATTGATGCTAAAGAACGTAATGCAGAAAGGTATAAAGAGTACGCAAAAGATGTAGATGGTAAATGGGTATATACTATTGAAGATAAACCTTATACACGTTTTTGTGACTATATGGATAAATGTAATTATGAATGTAAACCACCTGCTACTGGAGAACCTTTAGATATAAGTACTGCTCGTGAGTTTGATTATAGACGATTGTTTTTAGAAAAAGAAGAACAATTAAAAAAGTTATTTCAAAAGGAAGATGTATCTCAACATGTTAAAACAATCTTGGACCTTACATACGGAGATGTACAACCACCAGCTATGGCCCGTATTGGTCTTCGTCATGCTTTAGACAATTTAATTATTCGTCGTGATGATGGTATTCCAGGTCGGCTTATCTTACAAAATGACTATATTGTATTTCAACCGTTAAAAGTTACTGATACATTTATACCAATTACATCACGTTATAGTCGTTCATATGGTCGCTTAGCTACACAGACAGTTAAAAGTGTATTACCTGCTGTAGTTGCTGCCAAGATTGCTGAACCATTGAAAAAGGCTAAAGAGTCGTTAAAAATGTGGATAACATCATTAGATGCTATTCTTGCTAAGATTGATGGAGTTGTTGAACCTCCTTTTAAGGAAATGAATATGGAAGCATTTTATGGATGGCGATGGTTATTTCATCACTTTAAAGACATTGCCGACACCCGTAATATAGCACTAAAATGGTGGATGGACAATGTTTGGACAACTGAAGAACGTCGTGCTGTTTTACACTATTGGACACAGGGTGAATATGATAATGTATTTACAAAAGACTTGGCTAGATTATTTGGAAAAGAATTATTTCAGGGTGAAGGTGGTTTGAAAGGATACTTATTATATAATTCGGAAAATAATGAGGTTGAAACCTATTGTTATATTGAAGGTGAAAGTCCTGAACCAGAACGCTGTACACCTTTTTTCAAAGAATTTGTCGAAAAGGCAATACAACCTACACCAGATCGTTCAAAAGATACTGGTGTTATTTTCGGAATGTTAGTCAATAAAAAGGGTAATACTGTTTTTAAAAGTGTAGATAAAGATTCTGGTAAATTAGACGGTGCTGAGTGTTCTAACACTAGTAATTTGGTGAATCATGAATATCGTATTAAATTGTTACATGAACAAATTAAACGTAGTGATTCTACCAGTGCTAAACTTGTAGCTGCATTGTTGCTCAAAGATAATGATGCTCGTGTTGATAATGTAGAACGTCGCGATCGCCAGGAAGCTCTTCATAAATTATACGGTGCTGCTATTAAAAAGAAGAGTATTAAAGCAGTATATGCTGATAAATCTGTTGATGAACTCATTGACCATATATCACATATGAGTTTGAAACAGTCATGTCCATATATGGAATTTTTACTACGATGGATGGATATTAATAAGCTTGATGGTAAACGATGGTTCTTTTCTGTTACAGATAGTTTCCGTGCTGGTGTACGAATGGCTTAAGGCGGCAAGCATAAAAAATGATTAACTTCATAACAATAAGGAATAGTCCAAACAAAATGTATCATACAATTTATTTGGATGAACGTGTATCACTCACTCCTAGTGAATTAAATGGTGTACAAACTGTTGACAATATTCGTGATATGATTGTCACAAAACTCAAAGAAAAACATGAAGGTAAGTGTAATTCTAATGGCTATGTTCGCCCCGGTTCATTACAAGTACTTGCTCGTAGCATGGGAACAGCCCAAAATGGTAAATTTACTGGCGACTTTGTGTATGATTGTAAGATGAAATGCGATGTACTCTTTCCAACAGCAGATTCATTTTTGGAGGCAACTGTCATTAAGATAAATAAGATGGGTGCCTATGCTGTATTTGAAGAAGCTATTCGTGTGTTGTTACCTCGTGATTTACATGTTGGTAATACTGTATTTGATAATATTCAGGAAAATGATTCAGTTCGTGTTCGCATTAAACGTACACGTTTTGATACAAACTCACCATTTATCATGGCTGTTGGTGTACTTGAAAATCAAGCAGATATTGTTGATATGGGTGAACCAGAAGAAAATGCTACAAGTGACAATGAAATTAACGAAGTAGAGATTGAACGTACAGCAGCTCAAAATACTCCAGGCTCCGTGCCATCCCTTGAGGCTGCGGTATAAAAATTCGGTCTAAAGCGTACGTAACTGAAGAAGAATGTCTACACCCGGTCTGTTACCATCTGAAGAATATGAACGTCGTAAGAAATTTTTAGAAGGCTTGAAACTTTTGACACGTGCCGAACATATTGAGATTGTTCGTTTATTACAAAAACACGAAGCTGTATTTTCTGAGAATCAAAATGGTATCTTTTTCAATGTTGTTGCTTTGTCACAGCCAGTCTTTGATGCGTTAGAATTATTTCTAAGTTTCACACAGTCTAATCGTCGCGACTTAGCAGATCGCGAAAAGTATATGAGCACATTGGCCCAAGTTACAGGAACTGAAAATGTTGTAGACATGTCGTAATAACTATACAATATTATGTATTGTAAGGTTATTTAATTACTATTCTTGCGGGTTGGCTTCTTAGTATGACGCTTATGTCTGCCGATTCCAGCCGCTTCGTCTGCTGCAATCTTAGCCGCTGCGGCTAATAGATTAGCCTTGTTACGATTCTTGCGGCTTTTAGCAGCGGCGACACGATTTGCCTTTGCCTTAGACTTCACATCTGCTTCGGCCGCCTTGGCTACCGCAATACGAGCAGCGTTTTCAGGAGCACAGGCTTTTACCATCTCAGAATGAATACGACGTAGTTCATCATAGAGTTTCATGACTTTAGGACCCTCGGGTGGATAGGCATCGCGAAATACAGAATGTTCATAAGAGTCCCATGAAGCATTATCAAACTCACGAGGTTCGGTCAAATGTGCGGCATTTTCTGCAAGTTTGATTAATCGTTTATGCTCTACTTTCATCCAACGCACAACTTCATAATCCTCACGCATTTTTTCTAATTTAGCAATAACATCCTGAAACTCAATCTCTAGTTCATCGCAATCTTTTACAGACATATATCTATTATTAGGGAGAGTATTTAGCATTTGCCAAGTATCTATCCATTTGGTTGTACAGTTGTTCTGTTGATTGCGTAAACGCATCGGGATCTTGCTTAACATTACGTGCTAATTCCTTGTACATTTGTTCAATACGATTATTTTTTAGAGGTATAAATACGATAAGAGGAAAAAGTTTTGAGAAGTCTAGTATACCGGCTTTATCCATAAAAAATATACAGTGATTCAAGTCGACTGCTAGTATACCGCCGTATTGTGCTTCTAATACACTCATAAGATCTTCCAAAATGTTTTGTCGCGGTGGTTTTATATTGAGTTCATCGCCTTCATATGTACCAACTAAAATATTCATTGATTCCTTAATGGGTAGTCGTGTGGTCACACCATAAAATACCGCAGTACCGCCAGTTTCATATGCCGTACTATAATATTGGCCCATGAGATTACGTGAATCTACAAGGTGTGGAGACTTTATTTTTCTTTAAATCCTAAGTAGACCATTATAAAAAATGATGTTTATAGAATGATTTAGGGGTTTAAATCAGAAACAACCTTATTCTATTAAAATGCTGTGGGAAGAACTTTTGCGTGCTATACGAAGTAATAATGACCGCAATACATTTGTAAAAGTTTTACGTGTATGGCGTTCATCAGCTACAGTTGATTCATTTCCATTGTCATCTATACAAATTACATCACCAAAAGTTGTTCAGCATGTAGTACCACCTCCAGTTGTTCCAGTTGTTCCAGTTGTTACTGTTGTGTCTAAGCCTATGCCTGTTGTCAAATCCGAACCAAAAATTCCTGCTGGGAATATTACTGAACCTCGAACAATGAAATACGAAGTTGATCCTATTGTATTAGGCATTGAACAATATGAATGTTTATATGATTCAGCCACAAATGTAGTACGTAAACAAATGGAATGTGCTGAGGCACAACGTATTGAAGGTTTACTTGACGGTTTATATAAATCTCAGGGTGGCCGGTCACGAGGTTGGACAAAAGGTGGCCTTGAAACCTTAATTAAACCCCGTTGTGCCTCTGGGGGTGATGTGCGTGAACTCGACCGTGCTAAACGTGCATTTCCATGGCATATTGTCGATCATGATAAGATTGCTTCTGCTTTTCTAGACTTTCTTTGCGTTGCCAAACGAATTCGTGTTGCTGTATGGTATACAGATGAAAGACGTGTAATCATTTATCCAGCCGCTGATAAATTAGAAACTGGTCAAACAGATGCTATACCAATTTATCATGTATCTTGTGCTGGTCATCCTCGTGGCGGTTTTCGATATACTAAGGACTTTCTAAAATTCTGTAATGATAATCAATATGCTTTACTTCCTCCTACAACTGTAATGAGTTCACTATCAACGTTAACACTTGCTGAACTTGAATCTATAGGAATGAAACTTGGTATGACCTCTGTTGAAGGCTCAAAACCTGAACGCGTGGCACGCATTGCGGCCTATAAACTTCATATGCGTCTAACACGTTCATAATTATATTTATATTTTTTGTTTTTGCTTGAATTTATGTATATGTACTGGCAAAAAGTGAATGGTCTTAAGCGAAAAGTCTCAGCCTAAATAGAAGATGTCCCTCGAACTCCAGGCCGCCGAAGCTGCCACCATCGATGCCTTATGGGCGTCATGGTCTTCTGCGTCGGATTCCGAATTGGAAGCTACATTCAAAGTTCCAGATTATACAGCATTCTTGAATATTATTAAATACTTACGTTCACTTGGTTTACAGGAAGAACCACAACCTTCCAAATTAAATATCATGATAGAAGGAGGATTGCGATTTACATTGGTAGGTGAAGGTGTTATTGAAGCCTATTGTAATGATAACACCCTTCGTGGCAAGCCATTTCATGTTATCTTAAAAGAAAAGAAAGCGGCCGTAGCTGGTGGTTTATCTGAAGTCGACCTTAAAGAGTACGGTGTTCGCATTAAGGTTCGTCGCGAACATCCATTAGATCACGATGATCCTCGTGTATTTGATGCCTTAAGCCGTTGGTCTATGTTGCCCAAGTCATTCCGTTACATTAAGCGATTTAGCTTTACTTCACTTCATCATAAAGGTATTATCTTTGATGCGTCGTTTGTCCGTGAAAACATGAAGGATAAGCGTGGTAACTACATTCAATCAACAACATTCAATGGTGCTAACATTAGTCGTCAACCTGTACACCATGAAATGGAAGTCGAAGCATTAAGCGGTGCTTCACAAAAGTCTCTTATGGTCGGTATTGCATGTGTATTACGTGGTCTTCAAAAATGCCATGTCTTGACACGTGAATCTGTACGTCAGCAAGTTATTGCCATTATGGCTGGTCAGACAGGAGCCATGGCCAACGGATTCCCCGGCACCCAACCCGTTACACTTCGCAAGGAACATATGGGCGTAGAAGCTGAAGCGGATACACCTAATATCCGTCTTGGTGATTATAACGTAACTGATAAGGCCGATGGTTTACGTTGTCTCATGGTTGTTGCTAAAAATGGTAAAATATTTATGATTGACCGTAACTTAAATGTATATGGTACTGACCGTCGTCTTGATGATTCACATACAGCAGAATGGGCAGGAACAGTACTTGATGGTGAATGGGTTACTCAAAATGCTAAGAATGAACCTATGTCAAAGTACTTTGCCTTTGATATATTTAATAGTAAAAATGGGGAAGACGTCAGTGGACGTCCATTCCTAGTTCGTTCTGAAACTGCCGTAAGTCGTTTGGCCGCAATGACCGAAGCAGTTGCTGCCTTAAGTAATGCTAATAAAACAGTTGCCGGTATTCCAAAACAACATAGTTTAAGTATTCATATGAAAACGTTTCTTACACCCGCTGATACATCCGATTTTACAGGTATTTTCAAGGAAGCTGCCTCTGTATTAAATCGTCTTGCGGTTGACCCACCCTATCATACAGATGGTCTTATCTTTACTCCCAACGCATCTCCATTACCAAAGAATATGAATACTTGGTCCCAACAGTTCAAATGGAAACCTGCGTCGATGAACTCGGTAGACTTCCTTGTTGTAACTGAAAATGAACGTGGTCTTGATGGAAAATCTACAGGTGTTGAACTAATACGAACAAAATTACGTGAAGATACAAATCAAATGGTTCGTTTTAAGACACTACGGCTCTTTGTCGGTTCATCGATTGACCCTGCGTTTGTTGATCCACGTGATACGGTTCTAAATAAGAAACCTTATCCAACTGGACCATCACGTGCTGCCGAATATCGTCCAGTAGAATTTAGTCCATCGCCTCCAGATCCAATGGCTAGCGTCTGCTATGTAGCCATTAACGCCGGTGCTACAGATGCCGCTGGAGCCGCTCCTGCTGCACGTCTTGTAGATGTTACCGATGACACAATTTACTGTGAAGAAACTCATGATCCTATATCATCTCGTACAATTGTTGAAATGGTCTATGACCCTAGTAAACCAGCAGGTTGGCGTTGGATTCCACTTCGTGTACGTTGGGATAAGACCGAACTCTTTAGTCGTAAAAAAATTAGCGGTACAATGAATGCGGACCGTGTTGCAAATGATGTGTGGACAAGTATTCATGATCCTATTACCGAAACAATGATTCGCACAGGTGCTTTAACAGAAGAAACGACAGTTGTTGAAGGAGCAGCAGCCGGTGCTGTTGCTTATTATCAGCGAAAAGCCTCTCAACGTGATTTGTACAAGGTTCGTGGACTTGCGGATTTCCACAATCAATTTATTAAACAAGAAATATTATTATCTCATGTACTCATGCCTAAATCTGCTGTACTTGATATGTCTGTAGGTCAGGCTGGTGATATTCATAAATGGGTACGAAGCAAGGTCGGTTGGGTCTTAGGTTGCGATATTGCCTTAACTGGTCTTACAGATAATAAAAATGGTGCGTATGCTCGCTATCTAACATTATTGTCTAAATCCAAAATTCCCATTCCGCGTATGCTCTTTGTTCAAGCTGATTCAGCATTACGCTATATGGATGGAAGTGCTGGTCAGACTCAATTGGATAAAAATATATTACGTACCCTTTGGAATAATGAGTCTGAAGGTGAAGGTGTACCACCCTATGTACAGGATATGAAGGGCTTGGCTGCTGGTGGATTTGACGTAGCAAGTTGTATGTTTGCTCTTCATTACTTCTTTAAAGACCGTGCGTCTATTGATGGATTCTTACGTAATGTGTCAGATACGCTAAAGGTAGGTGGTTTCTTTGTAGGTTGCTGTTTCGATGGAGATTCTATTGCTAGTTTATTACGTGATGTACCGGTTGGTGGTATTAAACGTGGCAATGAGGATGGTGTAGATATTTGGAGCATAACAAAGCAATATGATGATAGTATATTACCTGCTAATGATGATGGTCTTGGACGTGCGATTGATGTAAATTTTATAAGTATTGGAGAAACCTATACCGAGTATTTAGTTTCATGGACATATCTTGTAAGTCGCATGAGCGAAATTGGTATGGAACTCCTCAATGGCGAAGAATTATCTGCTATGGGTCTACGTAATTCAAGTAATCTCTTTAGTGAATCCTATCGCATGGCGTCTGAAAGTGGACGTAATTATCCAATGTCCTCTGCTGTAAGCACATTCAGTTTCTTGAATCGCTGGTTTATCTTCCGTCGTCGTACAACAATGTCTAATCAGGCATCACCAGTTGTACGTGAAGTAGCAACTGTTGTTGAACAACTTGCTCCACCAGAAGTCGTTGAAGAAGCACCTGCTGAACCTGTAGTCGAAGAAGTTGTTGAAGAAGTACCTACCGAAGAGACTATTGTTGAAAATTCTATGGACGTTAAGGAACCAGTAGAACCAGTCGAACCAGTCGCACCAGTCGCTCCAATTGTAGCGGCACCTGAACCAGAGTTGGCTACAGGTCCAGTCTATATGTTCTACCATAAGTCTGGTGCCAAAGATGAAATTCGCGTTGGTAATAAGTATTGGCGTCGCTATATAAGCACATATGCTCCATTTGTGTTTAAGGATCCTAAGACTCCAAGTGTTACTTATTCATCCTTAGAAGCAGCACTTGGTGCGGCTAAATATCAATATGGTACAGATAAACCTGAACTTGGGGCTCAAAAATTCTCAACTGTCAGCGATATTCACCAGGGTGTATTAGCTAAACGATCTGCTTCAAATACACATGAACATGCTGAAGAATTAACGATTGAAGAGGGTGATGCTATGCGTGATACTCAAAAATTGGCTGCTATTCGCAAACTTGCCAAATGGGATCAGGCTAAGTGGGACGCAGCTAAAGAAGGTATATTAAATGAATTTGTACGTCAACGTTACGAGGGAGACGCACATTTCCGTGATATTCTCAATGCTGTTAAGGGACAAAAAGCTAAGTTAGCTTACTTTATGGCCGGCGGACCCAATGAACTCAGTGGTAAGGTTGATGGTGAGACAATTAGTGGCGATAATATGTATGGTCGTGCATTAATGCGTGTTGTCGGATTAACTTATTAAACTATAGGTTTTAGATACATTATTTTTCAATATTAAAATATACTATTGAAAAAATAATGATTTATTTATTTTTTAGCAAGAAGTTCGGCGAAACGAGCTGGAATAACTTTATTTACATTACATTCATTACAACATTTTTTTGTCGTTTTTCCCCAAAGTGGCTTAAGTGGTGCTGGATTATTTCCATATATGTCTTCACAACGTTTAGGACATAAACAACATATTGGTTGTTCATCTAATTTTATACTAGATTGTTCCGATGACATTTTAAAAAGATTGCGTAAACACATAATACTCTGATTATATTATTCATTTTTTTTGCGGTGTAATCTACCCGATAATAATCTTCATTGGAGTTAAGGATGGAAACATATCAGGCGTGGGAAATTACGTTATTTCATTTTACATTAGGCGTTTTGTTTAGTTTTGGTGTATTGTTTTCTAAACGCATTGAAACGCAAACAATTATTTTTATATGTTTATTACTTATTGTCTTAGGTATACGACATTGGAATGGTTGTATACTTACACCCTATGAAAGTGATATACATGATCCTAGTAAACCAAACATTTCTGAATTAGCACGAGCTATTTGGTTACAATATCCAGAACGTGTATCTATACGAGACGGCGAAGAACTTGTGTGTACAGTTCTATTAACTCTTATTATATTTCGTATAGCTATGACATTAATCCTTCCAGCCAATGTATTGTTTTAACATATAGACAGCAGCCGCGGCTAACATTGCATTAAATGTATAGGGCATAATATCCTCCATACTATCATCATAATTTGTTCCAAATAAATGGTCCATACCATCTGCCCCAAAATTTTTGGTTGGATCCTTGTGATGATTTCTATGTGTATCTGCTCCGAATATACTATAATTAATCATATGAATCGACGTGTATGTGAATCCATACAATAATACAATACTTGGAGGTACGAGCCAAATACCAGTTACATACTGAATAACCAATGGGCTTAGACACATTCCCATATCCGTAAAAAATTCAAAGAAGAGTTCCGTACGACGATCTAAAAACTTACAATCTTTATCTTGATGATGATACATAAGATGTGTATTCATCCATTTCAATATATCATTGTCATATAGCCAATGAAGTCCCATATGTACAACATAAACCCAAAAATACATAATATGCATGGCAATTAAAGCAGCAAATGGATTCCATTCGGGAGTGACTAACAATACAGCAAATAAATCTGTAATAGCCAATCCTAGTAATGTTTTATTAAAAAATTGGGTTATAACATGTTGTTTTAAAGGTTTTTCTGTATTAACATTCATTTAGTACCCCCTTCTTGATTAGACTTGATATATTTGGAGGTTAATTTGAACGACAGAGTTAGTTTTAAGCCAGCGGATGTTAATCAAGTAAATATGTCTAGATCAATTGAAAGTACTCCAAAACAAAGTGTTGAAGAAAATGATCCTGATACAAATTCAGTACCTCTTTTACCTCGTTCTACAACAACGTCAATATGCGAATCTATTATACAACAAGACAATATTGTAAGTTTACCAAAAGATGAACGTCCTGGATTTTTTAAATCACTATGGTTATGTATATGTCGTTGTAAATGTTAAAATTTATATATGAATATAATCTAGATATATGCCATCCGCTATTCGCATATTAAATAAACATATTTTACAAGCTGTGATAAATGGTTTACATCATCGCACACAACTCATTACGATTTCTATACCAACTATTGAATATATTTCATGGCCTACTAACAAACAAATATCTATTTATCTTGATGATAGACGTATTGAATTAGGTTATAAGACTGTTCAAGAGGCTTCTACAGACCATACTTTATTAACAACTCTTTTAACGGCATCAGGTGTTGAACAAGTTCGATGGGATATGCCTATTCCAGATTTAATGACAGAAATCAACATGGAAAAACCTAATGATAATTGGTTAAAACCAGATACTATAACAGTTTATAAAAATAATAAACAAGAATTGAAATAACCCGGATTATAAGTTTATATAATTTTATAATTATATGTTAATTATATATAAATGATTCTAGTTGTTGGACCTGGAGGAAATGGACAAACATACTTTATGGATTTTTTAATTGAGAATAAAATATCCATAAATGACCACAATGATAAAGATTGCTTAAAACATATGCCAAGTCCATTGAATATACCTAATAATGTAAATATTGAAAAATGTATTTTCTTATATAATCATCCTTATTATTGCTTATTATCTCATTATAGACGAAAGTGGGCATTAAAACAATGTAAAAAACTCGGTAATCCTTTTAAATTAAGAAATGAACAAATACAAGATTTTAATACCTTTAAAGAATTAACATTAAAACATAACAAAGATATATATGGTATAGAAAATCAATTTGTAAATTGGTTAACTCTAAAACCATCCTTTCCAATATTATTTTTAAATTTTAAAGAGGTTTTAGACAAAAAAGATATACTTGATAATTTTTTAGGTGTTAAACTAGACTATACTAATTTTAAAGAAGAAAGCCGTCATACGTATATAACAGATGAATTATATCCCATTTATGATAGTTTATTTGAATATATGAAATCAAAAATAAATATGTATAAATATATACCAAATGAATCAAACATAAATATGTATAAATATGTGCCAACTTTATCAATCGATAAATGTCAAAGAAACGGTTGTAAATTTAAAGTACATACAAATATTCAAAACAACGGTGGTACTCATTGTTGTAGATCCTGTAAAGATCGAAATTCCCACGGACCCGCATGTGAAGGTCAACTTATTGATTAAAATTGATAGAGATTTATACTCATAATATATTTAATAAAATGACATTACGACCATCATGGGATGAATATTTTAAGACTATTGTACAGGCGACTGCTACTCGTAGTCCATGTGAACGGCTTCAAGTCGGTGCATTGCTTGTCACAGATAATCGCATTATTAGCCAAGGATACAATGGATATTTACCAGGATGTGCCCATAAATCTATTGTTCGTGATGATCATGAACAGGCGACTGTTCATGCCGAACAAAATGCTATTGCCGATTGTGCAAAACGTGGTGTAAGTACCACTGGTACAACTGTTTATGTTACACACTATCCATGTATAATTTGTACACGGATACTGTTAGCTTCGGGTATAAAAGCAATTAAGTATATATATGATTATAAGAATGATGTACTTGTGAAACAATTTGCCGACGAAATGAAGGTTACAATTGAAAAACTAGACTAATGTCTACGTTGTTGTTGCTGTCCTCGTATAAAATAACCTGTTATAGCACCAATAGATAATCCTACAACCATTCCATAAAGAAACCATGTTTGATTTCTTTTCCATAAATAATCCAAAACCAGTTTTCCTAATGGATTACTTTCAGCAATACTTATAATATGAGGTTTATACATCTTATTTTAAGAGTTGAAAAATATAAAATATTTTTTCCGCAGAGATAAAACCATATATATAAACGCATACTAAACAGTTAGACTCGGTTCAAAGACACGTACAGGACCAACTGGTGTATTATAGACAACAACACCACATGGTTCTATTGGAATTGGACCATTATTTAAGATAGCATATTCTTGATAGAAATTAATATAGATACCAGCGTCTAATATAGTTAAAGCATCCTGTATCATCTGTACAAAGTTTAATGGAAACACAGCAGCATTAGATATTAGAATCTCTGGATTTAGAAAACTAATTATTGGAACATTTTTTGTAATATGATTATTATGAATCATGGGCACACACCACATATTATTAATTTTAGATATACGTATAAAATCCGCAAAGTTAGCTTTACGAAGACGCCAATTATTTTCAATTATACCATTTGTACGACGAACATGTACATCATTATTTTCTAAAAATGTTAACAGTGGTCTTAAATGAATATTTGTAAAAGCATCATATAGTGTTACATGATTATTCTTATGTAGATACGCATTATAATCCCGTCGTGCTGCTAGCACATGTTCGTGACAATGACTAATACCAAAGAGATAAATCTCACCATAATCAGACACTGACTCATTATTACAATATGCACATCGATTATCACGCATAATAAGGGACGTAGGTTCAACAGAAAAAGACATTCTAAGAGGATGTTAATTAAACTATACCTTAATATAAGATTTATTCATTTTTTTTAATTTTATTTAAACCATAAAAATTGAATAACTTGGATAATGTTTAAAGATTATATTAACATGCCTTTATCTATTACCGACGGGGCTTTGCCCTGGCAACGATTAGCCGTAAAAAATGCTCATCCACGTGATGCACGTATTTTATTTGAAGAATCTACTCATACTTATACAGTAGATGGCTCATCTGATAGGATGATGTCCTGTACTGGATTTATTAGTAAATTCTATGAACACTTTAATCCAGATGCTGTTATTGAGAAAATGATGAAAGGACGTAACTGGAATCCTAACAATAAATACTGGGGTATGACTCCTGATCAAATTAAAAAAATATGGGATGATAGCGGTAAAGATGCGTCTGAAGCTGGTACTCGTATGCATTTAGATATTGAACATTATAACAATGCCGAGCCCGTAGGAAACTTGGCGGGTGATAACTACGAACCGCTAGATAGCCTTGAATGGACGTATTTTCTGAAGTATGATGAAGAACATCGCAAAGTTCGTGGATTTGAACCATATCGCACCGAATGGTTAGTCTTTAAAGAAGAGATTAAACTATCTGGATCTATCGATATGGTCTATAAAAAACCTGATGGCACACTTGCTATTTATGATTGGAAGCGTGCTAAAGATATTAAGAAAGACAATCCTTTTCAGAAAATGTATGCTCCATTATCTCATTTACCTGATACCAATTACTGGCATTATTCATTACAATTAAATATTTATCGTCGAATCCTACAAGAAAAATATGGTTGGGTAGTGTCTGAATTGGCTTTGGTTGTATTACATCCAAATGCTGGATCCTATGAAGTTATATCTCTTGATATTTTGGATGATGAAGTAGAAGCTATGTTTCAGTGGCGAGCAGGACAACTTGCTGGAACAGCATCTATTCCGTCAGCTGCCGTTGCAGAGGTTCAATCTGATTCTGAGGAGTCGGCTGAACCTGTGAAGAAAGGGACGTGGATGGGATTGTCTGAGCCTGAACCGAAGACTGAGAAGAAGTCTGGTTGGGTTGGGATTGAGGAGGATTAGAGGGTGCGTCTTGAATATGAATTGGTTTAATTTTACGACCAAACTGTTTAGAAATGTTTTTGTATGACTCATTACAATAGTCAATTAGATTTTGAACTTGATTGCGAATATCTTCTTTATCATGTGTAGGTTCTAATACACGACGAATTAAATCACGACTACCGCCACAAAAGACATCTTTTACATATCTTACAGCAATATTAAAACGACGATCTTTTTCACTACGCTGAAGAATTGTTTTCCACTCTTCTTCGTTAACTTCATTGGCCATATATTTTACTCGTAATTGGCGAAGTGTTTCAGCATCATTGTTATCTTGGGCAAATCGAAGTTCATCTTCATTCTGTCGCATATGTCGCCATACTTCACCAAGCCATTCATTAATTGTAAGTTTTTTATTAGGAGCACCGCGGGTACGATACGGTATATATCCGCGTTCAAAGAGAATTCTTACAACTCGTTGGTCAAGATCACGGTCACCACACGGATTATTGGGTTGTGCAGTTGGATTCAAACCTTGACGACGTAAATATTCAAAGTAATGTGGATTATGTACAGGACCATTTGCTATAATTCCTGTTTTCCAATTAAATGCTGTATTACAGGCAGTACACCACATCTGGTCACATCCATCAATCTTAGAAATACGTACACCACACTTGGGACATGGTTTGGATTCACGAGTAATTAATGCTGCTGTTGCTACGTTTTCTGGATTACATGTATGTTCGCTAGTACGATTTTCACCCTTAAATTCATGACAATCAGGACATGTCCAACAATTACAGATTCCACATTTCCATGCTGTACTTAGAAATCCACGACAATCTGGTCCAGGGCATGGACGAATAAAAGCAGCGGCAACTACACGTGCTGCGGCAGCATCTTCTGGATTAGCTGAAACTGTATTTGTTGTACTGGCTGTCTCATGTAATGGTCGCACTGGACGCTGACCAAAACTACTTAATGCACCATATGAACGACTCACTTCAATTTGATAGGGTCGTTTAAGTTTTTCCAAGGCTGCTATTTGTGCGTCGAGTTTATTAATTTCATTTTGAGCTGCTTCTGTAAGTCGTTTGGCCTCTGCGTAATTCGCTGCTTGAGCCTGTGTTTCAGGTAAACGTGCTTTTTCTCTATCCATAAGAACTTTTTCTCGATGTTCTTTATAAGTTTTCAAACGAAAGGTTGCTGTCAAACATGTATCAAGAAAGTCACGTTCCCAACCATGACCGCATTCATTATTTATACAACGTGGTGTATCACTAATATCATTTAATAAATAAGCTTGTAAACAGGTACGACATATACCTGTTTTACAATATGGACAACTAGATTTCATTCGTGTTGATTTGTTAAACTCATCAAAACAAATGGAACATGAGGTTGATTCGGTCATAGTGTTAATTTTAGAATGTTTCTAGAAAACATGTTCAATTTTTATCATTAGGAGACGTAGGCATATGACTTTCTATCCACATAGCAATAGATCTAGGTAGTTCAGATTCAGAGAAAATATGTGAATGTGTTGTAGTTGATTGAAATGGCATACCCTTTATATCCAATATAACAAAACGTCGTTCTTCTTGTGGTGGAGTTGTGCTACCTATCCAAGTTGAAATTTGGAGTGTTTGTGTATCATGTCTTATAGCTGTATGTAAAACATCTATCTTATAGTTTTTTGCTAATTGTTTCCAGTCTTCATGTTGGTTGCTTGAACCACCTTCTTGTGTAGTCGGTTGCATACTATCCAACCAATCAGCCGGAATCTCCTCTGGATAAGTGTATCCGCGTGTATATGTACTTGGCTTGCGAGACATATATCCTAACTGTTCATAAAGACTATCTGTTCCACGTCCTACCACACTTAATAAAGCTGTTTCACCCTCCTGTAACATTGTGCCTTGACCCAATGGTTTTAAATATGGTACACGTTGATTTAAAATTTCTTCAGCATATCCAAATGACCGAATCAATTCATCCACTAAGCGAACTATAAGAAGTTTTATAGGATCGCTATAACGTTGTGTCTCAGTTGTATGAATTAAACAGGTCTGTTTGCTATTTACCCATGTACAACCTGCTATACATTTTTCTTTTGTACTTTTCAAGCAATCACGACGTAATACAGAGGGTGTACCTGGTGGACCATCTAATGTAATCATAGGACGAATTACTGGTTCTATTAATCGTTGTAAACGTTCTTGTATCATAGATAAAGGTAATCTATGACGTGCTTTACGTAGGACTTCAATCTGTTTACGAACATCAGTTGATTTTGAACGACGCTCATGTAACCAATTTGAGAATGAAATACGTACATGTTGATATGATTCTTCTAGGTGTTCTTCATCAGTTTGTGTAATTATACCCTTTTGACCAAGTGTAGCATCTGCTTCCCACTGCATTTTATCCGGTATATCTGTAATCATTTCATGCTCATCCGTAAATAATGATTGTAAACTTCTATCTAATGAGGTTGGTTTAATTGGTATTACTGCTCCACATATAAGTTTTATACCGCGATATTTTGTTTCACCATCAATACCAGCTGATGCTACAAGTGATACTGGCTTGAATCCTGGAAATAATTCTACAAGAGTTGGTGAACTCTTAAATCGTGCGGATAATATTTTGAAGGCGTCGCTGACTTCTGGTTTTTCAGATACTTCGTCAAACTTATCATAGTAACTTGGTAAATTTGGTAAAACTATTCCATCGTCACGAACAGGTAAATATATATGTACTTGTTTACCATCCCATTGTACCCAAATACCAACTGTACGATTTGTTAAATCTTTGACCAATCCTTTTGGTATAATATGTGATGCATTTATTGTATTCATAATATGACTTAATAAGGGAATGCCAGATTGGTCGTCTTGTAAAATCCATGGATGAACAGGTTCAACTTTACGAGCACATCCATATTCATTTGAATAATAATGCTCAAAAAAAGCTTCAAGTGAATCCCTTACTGGTTTTGTTAAACTTGATGTAAATCTTGGATGAATAACACCTAATAAAGTTTTTTTATCACCTTCAGTTCCTTCATAAAATACTAATGGATCATACATACCTGTCTTTTCATCTACAATCACAAATAATAATGGTTGATGTTTATGAACTTGATTTGCAATTGAAATACCAAATTCAGGACATAAAATACGTGCTGGTTCTTCCTTATCCTTTGGAAATAGAATTTTTACAAGTATAAAACCTGTATCAGTTAATAAATTTGGCGTGGCAAATAATGATTCCCATAAACGTAAATCTTTAATTATTTTGTCATCATTCATATATTTTTCAAAGTTTGCCCATGCTCTATCACGTTTAGCAATCGGTGACTGGTCTTCTTTTTCAGTTCCAATATCAAATTCATGAATTAATGTACCATAATTTGCCTGTTCAAACGCATGTCGTAATTCTTCTTTTTTCTTATTAAACAATAAGTCTTTTATATCTTTTTCAAGTTTAATGGTTGATTTTGTATTTTCTCCTGAAATTTGAACATCAATCGCATAACTAGCATAGGCTATGAGTGATAATACATTTGTACTTGTATTTGTTGATCCTAAACTATATCTTACAAATGCATGTGCTATTGGTTTGAGTCTTGAATTTGGACCTTCCTGTAATACACCCTTAATATTTGTCAAAAAATTTTCAGGTGATTGACGTAGAATAATATTTACAGATTCTGGTGGTACACCAACTGTACCACGCTCTAATTCAAACCACTCTTTTGTTATACGTCCTAACACATTTTGGCTCGGAATATAATAACTATTTTTATAACCGCCATTACGTTTTACATGAAATGGTTGTAATTCTTCAAGTATAGGAGCTGCTGGTGCTTCTTTGGTCGCCTTTTTTTCAGGTAAATTAGTTGTTACGTCTTGTTGTCCCTTAGGTAATTCTACAACAACTCCTGACTTAGGTCCAGCCTGAGCTCCTTTAGGAACTTCCAAATCATCAGGACTTACAAAACAACATGGCATAGCAAAATTATCAGGATGATATAATTTCTTTTGAAAACCAACATATTTTGCAACTGGACCACCTTCTGTTGTATTTTTACGAACTAATACTGTTTCTCCAGTGCGTGGACGTGTTGTTTCTATTATTTCACTACCTTTACAAAAAGGGCATGTATTTTCTGGTTTACTTTTGCCGTTTCTCATGAGTTTACCCTTAAATTCACTAGGTATTAACGGAAAATCTTCGCGTATACACCAATATTCAGCACACATATAAAAATTAGGTTTTGTATCATTTGTTCCTATTCGTAATACTGTCCATAAAGGTTTTCGCTCATTTGTCTTTGGATTTATTTGTGCGTTTTTAAGTTGTATAATCTCTGGGTCTTGTGGTGCTACACTTTCATCACCTGCCAATGGAAATCCTAAACGTAGTGCTAGTTTTTCAAGTTTTAATATTTCTTCTATATTTTTACCACGCTGACCCTTAGATTTTGATGCAATACGAATAGCCTCTAAAAAATCAGGACGGTCAAATGGTGCTTCCACCCAAAATACATCATCTTCATATTCTTTACGAGCACGTCTATAGGTTTCTGGAGCCATTACATGAGGTTGTTTATCAGCACTCTTTTGACATTTACGACTATATGTTTGTAATCGAGCATCATCTTTTGGTGCTGTATACTCAAACAATTCTTTGTCATATTCAATAAGACGTTTCAAATACCAACTATCACCAATAGGTTGTAATACTTCATCACGACCTATAACAGTTGTTATATCACGTTGTAAATTACGTTGACTGTTTGTAGCAGTTGGTTCAGGCACGACTTCAGAAACTTCTGCTTTTTGTTGTGCTAACGATGCTTCATATTCTTCTGGATCAATACCCATTTCTAATAGCTCTTCCATTGTTAACTCTTGTTGTGGTTCTACTGGTACAGATTCTTTAGGAACAACTGTACTTGCTGCTGAGGATGTTGGACCTTCGCCACGTAATTCACTAGCTGTATTGCTAACAAACACCATAAGAAATGATATTATTCTTGTTAAATCTTTTTCGGATTCAACATTGTTTAAACTAAAAGAATATAATGGATGATTTTGAAAATTAATCTTTACACTAGCTCCAGAACTATATAATGGAACTGTTGAATCATCTAATTCAATACCCTGTTCATGCTTAGATAACCATGTATCTAACTCCTCCTTTGCTTCTAACAATGTAAGTCCGAATTCTTCACTTACTCGTTTAGTATCACTATCATCAAGTACTCCTTCTGTAGATACTTGCTTTTGTTGTATCATATTTGTAATGTATCTTTGTATAGGATTATGTTCCAAACTAAAATTACTTATAGCTTTGTAACGTAAGTATATGGCTGCCTTGTCTGTATCTTTTTCGGCTGGTGTATAACTTTCAAATAAGGATGAAAAAACTGGTAAACGTGCTTGTAATTCACGTAAGTTTGGTTTACCTTGTGAATGTATTGTTGTAAACTGATAATCTGCTTGTAATTCACTTAATTCTGGTTTGGCATCTGGCCAAGGTGTATCTTTCATAAATACGTTGACCATTTGTATGGCTTCTTTTACAACAGTTAGTGTAAGTGGTGAATCTTTACGAGGAGCTAATAATTCTAATTCACCTACTCCTGTTTCGTATATACGAACTGTCCATGTTGTACCAGTTGTATCACGACTTTTTGTAGAAATTGGTGATTTTAATACAATGACAGCACCGTCTTTTGTATCTGGTTGATCTGCTAAAAACGTGTTTAATAATTTTTTATCCTCTATTTTTGCTGTACCACGAGCTGTAACTGCTAATTTCACAAGTGGAACTGAACGACTACGAGCAGGAAAATAACGAATAAATGGTACAGAATCTGATGGTTCCATATCATAAAATTTTAGTTCAAGTACACCTGTTGCAAATTTATCTTTTTTGGGAAGTTTGAATGTTGCTACCCATAAATTTTTAAGTTGTACTGTGGAATCCTTGTCTAATGATGTTATAGCACGCTGTATACGTGAAAGACGAGCATCTACCTCCTTACGATACGTCTCTGCTGTTTCTAAACGCTGACTATCTTCGCTATTTATTGGACCTAAGGCCTGTTTAAATGCGTCTAGTGTATCTAACAAAGGAAAATAGAGTTGGAAAAATCCTTGAAATACTGCTTCTGATGGTGGATTTGTCGCCGTAATATTTAGAGTTTTTGCTATAGATTCTAAATTCCATACATGAATGACTGTTTCGATAGCTGATTCAACATTCATACGAGATAATAATATTGGAAAAACTGCTTTACGTGAATTATCTAACCATAAATGCTTATTTGGTTCACCAAGTATTGTTGGTGAAAAAGGATTTGCTAAGGTTTCCGTAAATGGCCATTGGAATTCAATGGGTGTATAGATTCCATCTTTGACTTCTTTGGCAATAAATACATTTTTTGGTAACCAGGATTTTGTTTTATTATGAAGTGCTATACGTTGTTTAAGTGTGAATAATGTTTCAAATGGATAGACACCTTCCAGGGCGTATGTGGTTGTGGACGTACAACTATCGTGTTGTATGACCTGGATTCGATCGGTATATAACGTTTGAATCCGGGGCGGGGCAGTAATTATGTCTTCCATCCTTACTGTGGATTTAGTAATTCATTTCAGATTTAACGCGTCTTTCACGTGCTCCTTGTATGTAGGAGAATCTGTAATATGTACACCACAGTATTCTACTGGATGTGCAGCAAAATCTGTATATGTATATATCTTTGTATGTTCAGCTTGTTTTAGAAGCCACGCAAAATGATTCCAGAACTCGGGGTTATGACCTATACTTGCTGTACCAACATGACTCATTTCATGAAGGGCTACGAATAAGATGACGTTTTCGTTGACAAGTTCTTCGTTTTTATTACGCTGGCGAAGGCACATA